CCTTTTTGGACTACGCCAACGGTTGCCGCAGTTTCATAGGGCCAGTCCCCCACCTCCCCGCTCACCTCCACCCTGTCTCCCAGGGTTCTCCCAGCTTTCTCAGGGTTCTCTCAGAATGTGATGTGAAAGCCGTCACCCAAATTGGGGAAATTAAGGGGTGTATGCCCTGTGACACTGTGACTTAGAACACTGTAAAGCGTCATACATTTTGGGCCTCTCAGCGTATGACGTCATACAGACTTTTCCCTACTCCCGCCTCAAATGTATGACATATTACAGTCTCTAATAGCGCCTACACCTCCCTAGAGGGGAGGTGTAGGCGCATAGATACATATATATAGGGGAATGTGGGCTCGGGCACGCACGTCCGGTCTCAGGAAACTCCCAGGTTCGCCTCCACCGCCGTCTCACTTGCGCCGGGCCTGTATGACGGCATACAGTGGAGCCATGAGTACCGCAGAGATCACCGCCTACCGCATCCAGTCCGCCAGCCGCCCCGTCGAGGCCCTCCTCGACCCGGAGCAGCAGTACTCCTTCCCGATGGACCGGGACGACGGGATGGTCCGCCACGGGGTATCCGGCTGCGCCGCCCTCGCTGACCCGGCCGCCTACATCGGCTGCTACGCGATCGAGGCCCCCGCCCCGGTCCTGGTCCGCATCGCCGGACCCCTCTCCGAGGACACCCCCTGCGACGAGGAGGACGGCGAGGTCCTGATCCTCCCGACCAGCGCTGAGATCGTCGAGGATGACGGGGCTTTCTTCGAGCTGGTCGGCGATCTGGTCGACCTGCACTGGGAGCAGGGCCCCACCTGCTCCGAGCTGCGCGACATCGCCGCCGACCGCATCTAACCCACCCCGCCGCCTTCAGGAGTCGAAATGACCGCCCAGAACCCCCTCCCCGCCCGATCGCACGTCCGCTACACACTCGAGCCCATCGACGGCCCAGCCTCCCCATCAGAGCGCGTCCTCGACCCCGTCGGCGACGGCCAGCCCTACCGGATCGTGGCCGAGGAGGTCATGTGGCCGACCGTGCCCGCGGTCCTCGCCGTCGTCGAGGAGCCAGACCCGCGACGCCCCGGCGCCGCCGTCCGCCGTCAAGTCCCGGCCGTGCGCGGCCGCCAGGACCCGCTGGCCGCCCCCTCGGCCCCCTCCCCGCTCCACTCGTGCACCTACACCTCGACCGACGGGCGCACCCTGCATCCGGCCGACCAGGAGCCCGGCTCGCCGTCCCGGGTGCTCGACTGGGAGGAGGCGGCCATCGTGCCGCTCGCCCTCCTCGAGCAGCTGCGCCGCACCGTCATCGGCGACGGCCGAGTGCCGGTGGCCGACGTGATGCGCGCCTGCCGCGACCTGCTCGAGGAGGCGGACGCCCTGCGCTCCCCGTCCGTGACGGACGGCTCCCTCCCCGGACCTGCCCTGTAAGGCCCTCACAGCCCCTCTGGCGGCCTAACTACCTCGCCCCGGTACCCGCATAGGGTCCGGGGCGCTTCAGTCCGTCTACGTCGCTTACAGCGCTTCAGGCAGCCGCCGCCCTCCGCGGCTCGGTTCAACCGCCCTAAAGCGCTGTAAGCCAATCTGAGCGCCTTTCAGGCCCGCAGCCCTATCCGGGTAGCGGCGCGGCCTTCTAGGCCGCCAGAGCGACCTCTCAGGGCCTTCTAGAGGCGTTTCTGACGCAACAGGCCCCCTACCGCATCGGTAGGGGGCCTGTTGGACGGGCGGCGGGCCGTCAGCCCTCGAAGTGCTGAGTCAGGGCCTCCAGGACGTCGCACATGGCGCCCGAGACCTCGACCGGGCCGCCCTCGGCGCCGGTCATGCGGGCCGTGAGGACCCCCGCCCCCCCATCGAGGCCGAGGCGGGCCTGCAAGGGGCTGTGGGCCTTGATGAGGCCGTAGCGGCCCGTGCGCCACTCGTGGACCATCTCCAGGCCCATTGCGGCCGACGCGGTGACGGCGGTCACACGCATCTGGTCTTCCAGCTGGTCAATAGTCATGGTGTCGCAGGTCACAGTAGCCTCCTCGGCGGGGTGGGTGGTCGGGTTCACGGGGCTGGTTGAAGTGCTCATGGCATCACTGTATGACGCCATACGCCCCGGCCGCTACAGGGCAGGGGCGTACTTATCAGTGGCCTGCGTCACTCAGTAACCGACGTCGATGAGGCGCTGGGGCGGTACAGCCGGTCCCCCAGCCCAGCCTCGACGAGTACCTCGGTCAGCCACTCGCGATCCCTGCCGAGGACGGCGAGCTCGGCGGTCTCCGGCACCGCCTCGACGCGGGCCACTTCGCAGCGTCGCTCCCCGCCGCGCAGCTCGAAGACGCTCACGACAGGTCCGCTCTCGGCTCCGGCCAGGTGGCGTGCCGTCCAGTAGGAGTGCCCGGGCTGCGGGGCGTCGCGACGCAGGCGGTCCACGACGGCGCCGTAGGCGGCCTCGAGCCCCTCCCCGGCTCGATCCAGCAGGCCGAGCAGCCGGGCAACGTCCCGCCTCTCAACGCGCCCGACGGACGCCTCTACCCGGGCCGGGCCGACGCGGGGGACGGGGAACTGACCATCGGAGCCGAGGTGGGCGGTGTAGTCGAGCACCTGAGGCGTGCCGCCCTGATCGCCCAGGCGGGCCGTCACGCGGAGACGGCCGCCATCCCCGTCCCACACCGTGACGCGGTGGTCCCGGTAGACGTACCGGTCATCGCGGAAGCGGGAGGCCCGGCTCGCGAGGTGAGCGCGGACCGCGTCGAGCAGGTCGGCGGCTACGCGGGCTACGTAGGCCTCAAACGACCCCCGGCCATCTGCGTTGTTCTGAGCCATTTCGTTCTCCTGGCGTGCTGGAAGTGTGGTGACGAGAACAGACTACCGGCCGCCAATGGCGGCCGGTAGTCCCTTGGAAGAGCTAGTCTGAGATGCTGGTCACTATGCCAACGGCACACCCGCCCGGCAGATGGTGTGTACCGAGCAGTGGGGACTCCTCCTCGAAGCGGTACTCGTAGTGACAACTGCGCCCGTCCGTGCTCCAAATCCTCTCCACCTCCTCGACGATCCCGTACACGAGGTAGGTGCTCTCCAGCATGAGATCACCGGCGCGCAGGTCGACCGCATCAATGACCTTGGTCGTTACCGCCTGCCCGGGGCGCAGCGTTGTTACTCCCATAGCCGGGCTACTCCTCCCGCTCCAGCCGCTCTATGGCCCGATCGAGGTACTGCCGGGCCTTGCGCAGGTCCTCCAGGCGCTTCTCCTCGCCGCCCTTGCGGCCCTGCCGCAGCAGGTACTTGCCGCAGTTCCATAAGTGGGGGTTATCGGGGAAGGCTGCATCGAGAACGTCCCACGCCTCGACGTTGGCGGCATCACTCAGGCCGAGCTCGGCGATAGCCCGACCCAGCCAGGTGTAGTGCTCCGGCTGCTCGACCTGGTCACCGGACGGCGACTCTATTGACTGGCTCGCGATCTCTCCGGGGTAGTCCTCCCACAGCTCAACCCGGAAGCGGGCGCCGCTGCCGATAATTGAGGCCACGGCCTGGTAGAACGTCAACAGGCGGTCAGGAACCCATAGAGTCACATCCGGGAAGCCATCGAGGTTCTGCGTCGGGGCAAGGAGGCCCTGGGGGAAGTTCCTGGAGGACCAGCAGAGATTCCGCGGAGCGGAAGAACCAGCCTCTCGAACGGCCTCCACATACCCCTCGGGGAGTGAGAGAGAGACCCCGGGGCTCAGGCCTTCCCGAACCTTCAGAGTGGCCCCATCCCCGAGGTAGAGGGTTATTCCGGACGTCGAGAGGTTCTTCGCCTCCAAGTCGGAGATCGTGAACGTGTCGTCCTCCAGAACGGCGGCCCCGCCGACGCCCGTACTCGGGCTGCTCCATATGGCCTGCGTCATTAAGGTCTGCGTGATGACCCTGTGGGAAAACTCCCCGTACCTGCTCATCGAAAGACCTCCTCTCCGGGACTCTCATCATCCGACCGGCCGCGCAGGCTCCACTCGCAGGCGACGATCGGGAGGGCGATGGTCAGAGCCATCCCTACGATTACCAGTGACACGATGGCGTAGACGGTCATGCTGAGAGCCTCTCCAGGACACTGGAAGCGAGGAAGTTCGAGGCCGCCTCCAAGGCCGAGGCGCCGAAGGCGGCGGGGATGCCGCCCTGACCGGGCACGTGCACGGCCCAGGCCGAGCCGGAGCGGCGGGCGATGGCGACCTGCTCGCCGTCGACCCAGATGCGGGCCTGAGATGCCTCGTGCAGGGTCTCGGCGTCGAGGGGCTGAAGCCGGGCCGAGGGGTGGTGCCAGATGCGGTTCCAGGTGGTCCGGCCGGGGGTGTGCCCGGGGCGGTAGATGTCCCCGGAAGCTGGGCGCTTGCTCATGTCGATCATGGTTTCGTTCCTTTCGCGGGTGTGCGCTTGCCCTGAGTGTATGACGACATACAGCTCAGGGCAAGCGGCAGGGGACTAGATAAGTGTGACGTCGGTCTCGTCCGTCTTACCGGGCGCCTCGGTCTTGCGGGGCTTGCGCTTCCACAGGCCGAGCATGCGGTAGACGGTCTGCCTTCCCAGGCCGGTGACGTCGCTAATGGCGTTGATCGACACCCCCTGGCCGTAGGCCTCGATGACGCTCTCCTGAAGCGCCTCTCGGGCGAGCTTCGCCTGACGGCGAGCTCGGCGGTCGGTCTGGGCGGCCTCCTCCAACGGGGAGTCATCGGAGTCCCCGAGGTCGTCCTCCAGTTCGTCCGAGATGCCATCTACGACCGACGAGGGGAGGCGCTCCTCCAGACGTACGATCCGCTCCTGAGCCGCCTCTAGTGCCCCCGCCTGCTGCACGCACAGCGCGAGCAGGGTACGGAGGTCCTTGACCAAGGTGCGCTCGGCGTCGATCCCATAGGACTTGCGGAAGCCCTCTCCGGCCTCCCACGCGGAAATCTGCTTGGGGAGGTCTACCAGATCACTTACAGATGCCATAGGATTCTCCTATCAGTCGAGAGGCGGGAATGGGTTGATGGCGCCTTCTGAGTCCAGCTCCTCCGGGTACATATCCTCCAGGACGGCGAGCTTCCGGACCAGGTCGGCCAGCAGCCCGAGGAGAGCGCGATCTACGGCCTCCGCATCCACCGCCTCCCCGCGGTCGGCTTTACTCAGAAGGTTGAGGTAGGTGGACTGCCGGACCCACATGCAGCTGGACAGATTGCGAGCCCAGGACTCGCTTGTCCAGTAGATGGCCTCTCCGGGCCACGCAGTATTCCCGATCTCGATGGCGGCCCACACCTGAAGCTCGGAGACGCAATTATTGAACGTCTCCGTCCCATGGATCAGCCTAAGGCCGAGTTCCGAGATGGTCTCCCCCAGCGCGTCCCTCAGCTCGGAAAGTGATTGAGCCTCCAGGATTCCGTCTAAATAATTCGACAAGACGCGTCGGAAAGTCCCATCGTCTGAGTAGCCCTGAAGGCACACGCCGGAGGCCAGCGGCAAGTCATATACATTCTCCGTCAGAACCTTGGTGAGGGTCCCCCATCTGGCCAGGCTGGACGGCCAGACCCGCTGCCCGGTCAATGTTGTGTTAGTCATGTGTACTCCTAGATGAATTGGGTGAATCGGTACTGATCGGCAGGAACTACGGCCCACCACGAACGGCGAGGACGCTGGTAGTCCTCGACTACTTCTCGTATCCGCTCCAGGGCCTCGCGCATATCCTTGAGGTCTCGGCCCATGCTCTACCCCTTGAAGAGTGACGAGGGCCCCGAGCAGCCGAGCGAGATACTCCTCGGATGAGGTGTCGAGGAGAGTCCGGGGACCTTTCAAGAGATTCTCCACCCTAGTCACGGCCAGGTCTAGAGGGGAGGGTGCGGAGGGCTTCAGGGAAGCCGTTACCAGACGCAGGGCCGATAGCTGCCTCTCAGAGATGGCGGCACCCAGGAACTCCTCGCTCAGCGCAACCAAGCCTGCTCTGCGGGTTATCTCTAGGGCCTCCCACTCGTAAATAGAGTCCCCCCGCTCTTCGATCAAGTGCTCCTTATTAGGTCCATCAGTGAGGAGCAAGTACGCGCTGTCCGGTACCCGGAATGCGTACACGGAATCGATAGGTCCGTAGTACTTGTGATAACCTCTAAGGACTCGGATAAAGCTATCCGTAGGCCCGTCACTCATGGCAAAAGTCCTCCCCTTCCTCGGGCTGCACCGGGCATCGTGTCTTTCAAGCCAGCCACCTGCTTCTCAAGGAAGTGGATGTGATTGATCAGCATGTAGACATCCCGAATCGCTCCGGCGAAGTAGTCGGCATTCAGATAGTCTTCCAACTTGTTGGCAACCTTGCGAGAGTCGCTCATCAGACATCCCCGTCATCCAGGTAACGGGTGGCCCAGGCCAGCGCCAGCGCCACGACCTGAATGGCCTCATCCTCGAGCTGCGCGTTGTGGCCGGTCTCTACGTCGTTGTCATAAGTGAGCGCGGCCGCGACCTCACCGATCTCCTCGACGAGGGCGTACAGACGGGTGGCGTCGGTGTGGCCTACGCACTCCAGCGTCATGCCGGGATGCTTCTCGGCCGCTCGAAGGTACTCGGCGATAGCGTCTTCGATGACCGTATTGGCTGAGCTCAGCGGGAGGAGATCAGCGGCAGCCCTAGCCACGCCCCACAGACAGTCCTGAACGGGCTCGCCAACCTGCACCCCCGCGCCCCGCATAAGCGCGGTGTATTTGAGCATCTCGTACACGGCATCCTCAGGCTCAAGGCGAGACCTCGAGATGCCGGAGAGAGCCTCCTGCTCACACCCCTTTAGCCACACCTTCCGCATGCGGGTAGGCGTGCGCCCGTACGCCGAGCAATCGACAACTGCATCTCGCACGAGCTCCTCTAGGTCGGAGTAATGCACAGGGCCGTGAGCCCAGGCGTACATCTCGCGGATTGTGTTCTCGAGCTTCTCGATGCGGGCGCGATAACCGGCTTCCACGCCCCCCCTCTCGATCTCGTCATCGGAAAACTTCGGCATCTCAATCATGTCTGCTCCTAACGCAGTACGGTGGTGTGTATGTAAGCATACACACCACCGTACGAAGGGGCAAGACGTCACAGGCCGCGGAAGCCTGCGGTCAGTGAGAGGCCGCTCACCCCGGCCAGGCCCGAGGACACGCCGCGACGAATCGTCCCCCGGGGGACGAACAGGGACGCCTGACCGACGTCGCGCAGGCCAAGCAGCCCCATGGACAGGGCGTCAACCTGGTCGTCATGAGCGCCCGACGGGAAAGCCCGCAGCTCGGAGATGAGCTCATTCACCCAGCCCTGGCCCGGGTCCCCCGGGTGCGGGAGGTAGACGTTGCCGGACTCGATCTCCGGCGTCACGGCCCGCGCCCGCACCTCCTTGGAAGAGCGCGGCTTAATCGGTTTGATGCCCGCCACTCGCTTGCGCAGCACGTCGATGGCCGCCACGCCGTTGGCCGCGTCCTCCACAAGGCGCTGGTGGACGAAGGACCCGCCGGGGGATGCCTTGTCGTCCAGGTCCCCGGCGCTGCACCAGCGCAACATTTTCTCAAGGGTCTGGGTGAAGCTCCACTGCCCGCGCTGCTGAGCGATGAGGAACCGATCGGGACCCTGCCTGCACCAGCGCTGACCGACGGCGTAGTCCGACGTCGAGGTGCCTTTGAAGGTGAGGTCCCACGAGTCGAGCCACTGGCCGCGCTCCAGCCGTTCGCGGGGCAGCAGGATGACCGACTCGTCGCCCTCTCTCACCCTGGAGGGGTCCGTCGTCCAGAACCGCAGCCAGCCGAGATTGAAGATGCTCCCGTCGGCCGGTGTCGGGTGCTGCTGATAGAGGGCCTCCCACATATACGACCCCACGGAGCGCTTGAGCGAGTTCCAGCGCTCAAGGGCCTCCTCGCGAGTCTCCTCCACGAGAGGGCTGTAGAGAGGGTCGCCGGGCTCGCGGCCGAGGGGGTCGTCCTCCTCGGCGATGGCTGGGAAGATGACGTTCTCCCACTTGGAGGCGTCCGGGTTCTTGGCCGGGTTCAGAAGCCTGCCGATGAAGTCGTCCTCGTGCCAGCGCGTCGCGATGGCGATACAGAGGAAAGGGGGCTCCAGTCGGGTGACGGCGTTCGCCTGCCACCAGTCCCAGATGGCCTCGCGCTTGGACTCGCTGTGAGCATCTGCGAAGTCCTTCACGACGTCGTCCATGAGCATCACCTTGAAGCCGAGGCCCGTGATCGACTGCCCCGGCGCCGACCGGGAGACGATTCCCCCGCCCCTAGTCGTCTGCCACTCGCTCACGGCGCCCGCGTCGGCCGCGATCTTGATACCCCACTTCTCGCCGTCCTCCTCGACGAAGCGCCGGACCTGCCGACCCCACGCCGTAGCGAGCTGGGGCGAGTGCGAGATGAGACCGATCTTCCAGTCCGGGTGCTGCCGCAGCAGCCAGATCGGCAGGTTGATCGACGTCAGAGTCGACTTCCCCATGCGCGGCGGCATGGAGATCGTCATGTAGCGGTTCTCACCGGCCTCGACGGCGCGCACCGCCTCGGCCAGCCGGTCGGAGAGGTACTTGATGTGAGGGCGCCCCGAGTACGCCTCATCGAGCTGCTGGGCACTCTCCAGGGGGTCCGCTGCCTGGCGGTAGGTCGGATCGTGAGGATACGGGGCACCCAGGTGGGGCTTCCCGTCGCACGAGGGGCGAGTGCACCGTGGTTGCTTATCCAGCCAGTCCTGGCGCGCTACGAGGGCGGCCAGCTCCTCCTCGATCTGCTCGGGGGTCATCTCCCACGGCTCCAGGGGTTTTTTCGTGCGGGGCATGGCATATCTCCGGGGTCGATCTAACGCTGTCTGAGACAGAGAATACCCGCCACCCAACTATGGATGGCGGGTATTCCTCCCGATGACCCGACGTCAGTCTACATCCTCCGTATCCAGGACGGTCAACTCGGCTGGACCCGCATCGATGAGACCCTGCTCACGCTTGCGGCGTTCCACCTCAGCGACCAGCTGCTCGATCCTCGACGTCGTGGCGGTGGCCGTCATCTCCGCCAGATTCGAGGAGATTTCGACCTGGACCTTGGCGGCGTCGGCCCCAGCCCCGGCGGCCTCGCGCTCGATGCGTGCGGCCACATCCATCATCTGGACGATGCCGTTGGCGCTCATCCGAGAGATACGGTCCTCGGTTAGGCTGTCGAGCCACATCTCGGCCTTCTCCAGGGCCTTGCGGCCAAGGGCGCGGTGACGCTCCCCCATCGCGATCCGGTAGCGGACGAGCTCGTTGGCCTCGTTGTCGGCCATGTGCTTATCCCAGGCCTCGACCCGCTCGCGCCAGGACCACCGTGTCGAGTAATTGTTCCCGTTAGGGCAATCCCGGATTTTCCGCTTCTCCATGTCGCGGTATTTCTTAAACGACGCGTAGGCCGCCTCGGTCTCCCCCTCCTGGCGGTACCAGATGGGGCGAGTGTAGTCCAACGGTGCCGCCTTGCGCGGCGCCTGCAACTTCGCCGTCGTCATAGGTTCGCCAGCGTGTCGCCGAGGGTGGGGGACTGCTGAAAGGCTGCCCGGACGGACATCCCCACGAGCTCCTGGGAGAACCTGTCAGCGAAATCCGAGGGCCACCCCTGCTCATCGACCATGCTCCGCCTAACATCGGCGCACATGCCCGTGATGGTCAGGATACCGTCCCGGGTGTCCATCATCTGGGCGGCGGCCCCGATAGCGTCGAATCCGCCTCCTCCGGGCTCCTGATCATGCGCCGCGGCTTCGGTACTCATTTGAGCTCCTCCCTCTTCTCAGCGGCTTTGCGCTGCTCGATGATGATTCTGTAGATGCGTGCCACGATCTTCGCGTGCCAGCACGACGCGTACCGATGGCACTGCCCGTGCAGGCAGGTGCAGGTGAATGCGGGGTATCCGCGATCCGGCACGAGGGTGACGTGTACGTACTTCCGGGCCCTTGGGTCCTTCTTCTTGGCCCCGCTGTAGGAGCGTATCCTCCACACTCTAGAGTTGCTCGCCTGCTGCACGACGTCCCCGCGCGACCAGACTTCCTTGGCCTTGTCCAGCTGTGCCTGGGACATGTCCTCCCACTCAAGCTGCACGGCCAGCTCGTAGTCGGCCTCAGGCAGCCGGGCTCTCGCCATCGGACTCACCTCCGCCGACGTCGACCGCAGGGGCGGGGTAGAAGTTGGACAGCGTTGACCCGGCCAGGGCCTCGCGCACTGCGGCCTCCGCCTCGTCGGCATTGAGGACAGTGCAGGCGGCTCCCCCGGCGCCGCGGATGCGCTCGATCTGCCTGACCTGCTCGACCGAGGTGCGCCCGTAGGCGTGCTCGCGCGACTCTCCGGGCTTGCGGTGCTTGACCTCCAGGAAGATCAGCCGCCCCTCGACGCAGCACAGCACGTCGGGGATGCCCGCCTCCATGTAGATCGAGCCGTGCATTTTCCAGGTGACCGAGGAGGGCCATACCCGGGCGATCCTTTTGCGGACGGCATCGACCACTCCGCTCTCCTTGCTCGCCATGTCTATCCTTTCTACAGGACCGCCCGCCCACGGTCTGCGGGCGGGCGGTCGCTGGTTAGCGGTCAGACCTCACAGGTCCAGGTCATCGATGTCGATTGAATCCACATCGAAGTCTGTGTCGTCCGACTCGGCGGGCTCCGACCCGCTCGCGGCTTCCTCGACGTCGTCTTCGGGGAGCTCCGGCTCGGCCTGCTTGGCGGGCTTGGTGGCTCGCAGGTACTCACGCACTTCGCTCTTGACCCGGCCGTTGTAGGGCTCTCCGTCCTCGACGAGGATGTCGACCGGGCGGCCGATCAGGCTCTTCGGGTTGAGGGCGAGCTTCTTCTTGGCGATCCTGACTCCGAGGGCCTGGAGGAAGGCGGCCGAGCGGAACATCGCCCTCTCCGTCTGAGGGAGGCGGTCGATGATCTGCTTACCGGCGAAGGGTCCGGACGTGATTTCGAGGTAGACCTCGAACATCACGTTATCTGCCTTGGAAACCGTCTCCCGGAAGTCTGTGACCCGGGCGGTGTAGGTGCCGGGCTCGACGCGAGCCGAGCCGGTGTCGCGGTAGTTGGTGAAGTCGAAGGTGAATGCCATGATAAGGGTCTCCTATGGTCGGGTGGGTATCAGTTGGATGTATCGGACTTGGCCGACTTGGCGGCGTGGTCCGCGGGCTTACGGTCCGGGACTCCGCCGATCCCGAGGAATCGGGACAGCTTCTCGAGGGTGACGGGCCTGTCGCGGCCCATGACGGACGGGACCTTACCGCGCAAGTTGTAGGGGATACGGGCCTTAGTCCCGTACTCTGGATCGGTGCCGAAGCGGACGATGTGCTTGATGACGGGCCCGTCGTCGTGGCCCGAGGAGTCCAGGTCCTCCTCCGTCTCGGCGTAGACGATGTAGTTGGGCGTGGCTCGGATGATCGACTGGGCGCCGCGCTGGACGTCGGGAGAGCGGCGCACTCCGCCGTTGATCTCGTCGTCAACCATTTTCACTTGCGCCGTCATGACGACGTGCATGGGCTCCTTGCGGTTCCCATCGGCCAGTCCGTACCAAAAAACCGCCGTATCGGTCATGACGTCGAGGGCCTGGCCCCATGTGCGCTGATCGGCCGGGGCGGTCCCCTGCTTGATCTCGCGGACCGCGGTCTCGCTGGCACCGGTCAGGTAGCGCATGGTCATCTTCTGGAGTGCGGTGAGACTGTCGAGGACGACGGCCCTGTAGCCGTGCCCGCCCTTGTCCAACTCCCAGAAAACATCATCGAGCTCGGTCACGCTCTCCGGTCGGACCACGTCGATGTTTTTGGCGTAGGGCGCATTCTTGAAGGATTGGGTGCCCTTCTCGCCGGGCAAGTCGATGAACAAGGTCTTACCCATCGTGGCGATGGTGGAGGCGAGACTTGACTTTCCCCCGCCAGTAGGCCCGAGGATCAGCCACCGCCCGTAGTCGGCGGCCTCCTCATTGACGTCAACGATGTTGACGCCTGCGAAACTTCCCATAGGATTTCTCCTCCGTTAGTGGGTGGTGCTCTAACTGTAGGTGTATGTCTTAGGTCAATGCAAGCTCGAGGCCTACCTGACGCTGTGATCTGAGTCTCGATACCGGAGGCCGTACTCCTCGGGTGCGTACTCCCCTCCGGGGCCGCCCACCATCTGCGCCCGGCACAGGTCCGCGAACTCGCAGAATTGGCAAGCCGACCTACCGAAATTCCGCACAGCCTCTCCGCGGACCGCGGCCCGCTTTCGGGTGAGGGTGATATCGCCACAGGTGTCGGCGGCGGCCTGGAGGTGGGAGCGGACCAAGTACGGGCTCACCGGAGTCAGGTGCCGGGAGAACCATTGCCCGACGACCTGCGGCGAACCGAGGCGCTCGATCTCGGCCGGGTCGGCCATGTAGACGCCTGCCGCGGAGCCGTCTTTCTTCATGCCTTCATAAGGAATGCCTTCGTCGCCCACCCACTCCAGATAGGTGGTCAGGTCGTAGTCCTTGACCGATGCGGACAGCTTTCCCGCCTTCGTGAGCCTCGGCTCCTTCGGGGCCTTGGACCTCACGCGGTCGAAGGCAACGGCTCTGGGTCGGGGCACACCCCACTCGTCGCACAGGGGGCCGAGACCCCACGCGTAGAGCTGTACCTGGCTGTCCAGCATCTCATCCAGGGAAGTCACCTGGCCGAGGGTGCCGGACGTCTTGCAGTCCCGCACCACGACGATGCCCCGCTTGCGATCCTGGTAGACCTCGTCCGCGTAGCCCCATAGGACGACGTTGGTGCCGGGGACTCTGCGTTCCCATCGCTGCTCGACGGCGAGGACGGCCTCGTTCTCGGAGTCCTGCTCCCACCGAGCGCGCCACTCACGGTACGAGTGAGACAGTCGGTGCGGGAGCGGCTGACCCAGCCAGTCGAGCCAGACCTCACGGGCAGCCTCCCCCAGTCGCTCCCAGTACTCGACGGCGGCCGCCATGATGTCAGACGGCGAGGCATCGGCTGGTAACGATGGGCCGGTGTCCGAGGTATGAATCTCCTCCGGGGCCGACTTCAGCGTGCCCTCGGCGCGGCCCTTGGCGATCCGGTCCAACGCCCTGACTGCATGGAACCAGGAGCCGAAGTCGAGGGCTGGCGTGATCTCCGAGCGCTGCCGACGCAGGCCGTCGATGTAGCGGTACTTCCATGCCTGCGGGCACCGGCGGTGCAGGGTAAGTGAGGAATAGGTGGCCCTCTCCTCGTCGATGACGTCCTGAGGCTGGGTACTCATAATCATCACCTTTCGTGATAGATGTGATTCATAAGGGCCTTCTCCAGGTCCGTGCGGTCCTGGTAGGCCTGGTAGACGACCTCGTCGATCGTGTTCGGAGCGAGGGCGTACCAGAATGTGGTTGATCCTCGTTGCCCTAGCCGGTTCAGGCGATCACGTGCCTGAACGATGTCGTCGCGCTGCCACGGCAGAGAGGCGAAGATGGCGTTCTGCGCAGTCACGAGCTCGTTCACGGCAACCGACAGAGTCCTGATCTGGGCGACGATGACGAGCCGCTCCTCGGAGTCTGCTCCGAATCTTTGGCGCATTGCAAGTCGGGCCTCGGGCGGCGTGTCGCCGGTGATGGTAAGCACGGTAGTGCCGGGGCGCTCCAACTCCTCGGCGATGGCCTTGAGCTCGGCCCGGAAGGCCCCGAAAACGACGATTCGCTTCTCGTCGGCGAGGGTGTCGTGCACGATGGAGGCGATCGTCTTGGCCTTGGACCTCCCCACCTCGCGCAGCTGCCCCCCGTCGTCCGGGAGGTGTCCGGCCGTGATCTGGCGCAGCCGGATAGCCCGGGTGAGGCGACTCATAGCCGTGGCCGCGCCATCGGACTTCGCCCCATCGGCCTTGGCGTCATCCTCCTCTCGGAACTCCACCTGTAACTTGGAGCGCATGTCCTCGTAGGCTTTGAGCTCCTTAGGGGACAGGTTCACCGGCACGATGACATCCGAGGTCTCCGGCAGGTCCAGGCACTCACTCTTGATGGCGACGGCGGAGCGCTCGGCCATGATCTCCTCCAGCCGATCGAGATTCTTGAACCCGACGACCTCGTGCCCCATGTACCCGCCCATCTGGGCGTAGTCCTCTTTGAAGTGGGCGAAGGTCGCCGTCCGGCGGGTGCCGTCGGGCTGGACGCGCCCGAAGGCCTTAGGGTCGATGAACCTCCACTGGGCGTAGACGTCGAGCGGGCTGTGCGGGATCACGGTCCCCGTCAGTCCGATCCGGCGGGGTACCCGGTTCCCGATCCGGGCGGCCAGTCGCGAAGAGTTGGACGAGACCGACTTGATCTTGTGCATCTCATCGATCACGACCAGATCGGGGTCGAAATCGGTCACTGCCGCCAGCAGGACGTCGGCCATCGTCCTGGAACCGACCTGGCGCCTCTGGGAGAGGAGATCGAGGTTGATTGCCTCGATCACGAGGCGGGGCTTGCCGTCCCCCAGGACGTCCGGTCCGAGCTGCTCGGCCTCCTTCCTGGGGAGCTCTACACCGTCCCGCCTGGCCGCAATGGCCCAGGATCGATTGGCGTGGGCCGCCCGGGCGGCCTTCGGGCTACGACCCTCGCTCGTCAGCTTGGCGGGACGCTTCCCTCCCCGCGACCGCAGGGCCTCGATGCGCTGAATGCCTGAGCCGCCCAGGGCCTCGGCCCAGACGTTGACCTGCGGGCTGACCCACTTCGGCGCCTGGAGAGCCCACTGGTCGACGGCGGCGAGTGGTCCCGTCACGAGTACGCGCGCCTCGCGACGAGGGCTGGCCAGGGCCAGCAGCGAGCAGTAGTCGAGAGTGACGGCGGTTTTTCCGGTCCCCGGCTCCATGAGCAGCGCGCCGACGCCCTTGCAGTCGATCAGTTTCTTCAGGCCTCGCTTCTGGTGGGCGAAGCGGAGCGGCCCTCCGAACTCAAACTTGGCCATCCCGGGCCTCCATCTGAAACAGGAGATCGGCCACGTCCACCGGCTCCCAATCCAGGATCAGGTCACAGCCGGGGAACAGGTACCACGTCGAGGCGACTCCGGGCTGGTGCTCCCGGTCAACGGGGGCATAGTAATCTCCGCCGTCCGAGTCATACCGCAAGGAGAAGATTCCGTGGACTTTCTCCTCAGGATCGTCCCCGACACCCCGTCTCCGGGCATCTCGGATGTAGATCAAGTCCCACCCCGGCCACGGGATGTCCAGCAGGGCGCCGTCGCGGAACTGAAGTCCAGCCCAAAGGTCGGCATAGACGGCCAGGTCACCTCCGAGGCCGTCAAGCCGTCCGGACTCCGGGTGCGCGGGGTCCGAAGACCCTGCGATCTCCAAGTAAACTCCCTCGAAGTCCCCGCCTCCCTCGGATGGGGCGCCACCCGTGACTCGCCACCACCTGGAGTCATGAAGAACATAGCCGCTGCTCAGAGCTACGTCCTCCAGGCGTTCCAAGCGAATCCTCCTGCTCAGCGCTGCAATCCTCTCGCCGTCGTTCTCGTAGGGGTAGCTAACCTTAGTCCTCACTGGGTTCTCCTGAAGTGCTGAGCCGCCGCCTTCTCAGCCTCGGCCAGAATGAATTGTGCTCGGCCTTCCCGAGGGATCGTCATGAGATCGCCTCTCAGGTCGTGAAGCTCGGTCAGGTACCTCACGTACTCCGACACCAGCTCCTTGCGAGTCACACTGTGACCGACTCGCCTGATGGGGACGAAACTGAGCGATGGACTACCTGGCGAGGTCTTGATGTCGGTGTCGCGGATGTCTCCACCAGCGGCGGCTATGCACCGCCTGATCTCTTCGGCGCTTACGACCCCATTCCGAGCCATCACTTCCACCCCCCGCGGGCTTTGAGAACGATGCAGATGCAGGCCGCGGCCACGGCGATGGCGATCACAGCGCGTCCTCCTCGGCGATGCTCACGAACCGGCCCTCGCGAACCGAGAAGGTCGGAACCTGGTGCTCAACCTTCCCAGCCCGGACGGACTTGACGGCCGACATCCCGGCTTTGAGGAACTCGAAGCCGATCCAGGCGCCCCACACGGCAGTGAGGGCTCCGTCAACCCCGGCCACGGCCCGCATCGTGACGACCCCGGCAGTGATGCCGATGATCCAGATCGAGTGTGACAGCGCGCGATTGGCGTAGTAGGCGGTCATTGTGGAGGTGCGGTATTTCATTTGTCATCCTCTTCCGTATCTGCTCAGTGATTATATTCGTCAGATCGATACAGCTGGTCGACCTGTAACAGGGGGTGTAGGGCATCATCAACCGTACGCAGCCAGTTACAGCCCTCCCCTCCAGGACCACTCCACGCCTTCTCAAGGTCCTTTAGGAGACGGGTCGGGACAGGTGTAACCGGCTCCCAGTCGTCGATACTGTCTCCTAAGGTGTCGGGAAGGGTCGAAAAACCTCGGTAGGGTCCCGTAAGAATGTAATACCCGGACTTGAGGTCGTCCACGTCGACCAGAACGGCCGCACAGTTATCCAAATCGTTCCCGTCTACTTTTCCGCGGTTAATCCTGATAAGGTCCGCAGTAGGCCACTTACTCATGAGTCTCTCCTAGGGGGGGATTAAGCAGTCAATTCCCCATTATCCTGAATAATCTTAGCTGCCCATATCAAGGCAAGGGCACTTAAATGAATTAGATCATCGCGCAGATAATCTGAATTATTTTCGACATCTTCGGCGATGGCTGAGAAGGCCTGGATCAGGTCGCTGAACCCCGGCACCGGGTTACTACCCATATACTCAGCCTTGGTTAGGCTCTCATCCAGGGCGCACCCATCTGCGTCCTCCAAATCCGCCCACGAGGAGGCAATTAGGGCCACGAGGGCCAGGGAGGCTCCCAAATCCCCGCCACGCATGTTGACCCTATTAATGGCATCCAGCGTAATAGAAATCCGAACGTCGGTCGCGAACTCTTCCTTAATACCTGAAGCTTTGTATATGGTTTTACAGGGGGTAGCGGCCTTTTCTAATGCCTCCTTCCAAGTCAAATTCGCGAATGCGGTCACTTCCAAAATGGCCGTCGCTAGGTCCGAGTCGACGTTGGCCCCTCGAAAAGCCTGCCGAAGGCGCCCCGAGGATTTACTTGGTAAGGCATTCATCTCATCCCACTCGAAGATGGAATCGCTGTCGCGGTTAGGGGAGAAATCTCGCCCGCCGCCAGCTTCTATATAGCAGCCTCCCTAGAGGTTTTAACGGCTACAACATTCTCTACCGGGAGCCCCCTGTATTTACCGCTAATAATCCGGATCAGCGGGACCGACGGCCAGTTTTCCATGAGGTTTTCCTTAGTGTCTTGGTAATATCAATGGGTCAGCGATGGGGTTAGGCAGCAGACTACTCGCCGCAGTCGCAATATTGCTCAAGGCGCTCGCACGCAGGGCAGTATCGCTCTCCGGTCCACGGGTCTTCCAGGACCCCGGTGAGCGCGTATTCACGATATGCACGTGAAAGGCCCTTGAGGTCCGGTTCGTAGCTGCTGTACAGCTCCTCGGTCTGGCGCCAACGCTTTCGGTTGGCCCGTTTCTTCGGTGTTCCTGCCATCGGATTTCCTTTCACTGGGTTGGCGTTGGCTCAACGCTACATCGCGTGTATGGCGTAGTGCAATAGGCAGAGAAAACCTCCCCAGTGATCTAAGTCACTGGGGAGGGTTGCGTTGAGACGGGCCGGTTAGTCGCCCGCGTAGACGGCCTTCAGGGCCATGATCTCAGCTCTACGGCCGTCGACCTGCGCCTGAAGACTTATCTGACAGAGGTGCCATCCACGCCCCCGAAGTATATTCATAGCGTCCAGGGAGTCCGAGAATCTCCGTAGACCGAAGGAGGCCACGGTGATCTCGGAGACGTCGTCCTGCCGGAGCATCGTCTCGATCGCCTTCCAGGCCTCCAGATTCCTCACCCGATACTCGACCCCGAAGCACGGCCGGGCCGGGCAGTCGGCCGTCGCCCTCTCATATGCCTCCTCCGGAGTCAGTAGAGGCAGTTTTGAGTAGTCCCTCACTGGTAAGTCCTTCCTATCACTCATCGGCGATCGCGACGAGTGTGTATATTGTTCCTCCGCGCTCACCGGCCTTGGTCAGCCACCCCCGACGCACGAGCCGCTCGAGGGCCGCTCTGGCCTTGTCCCGGGACAGCTCCTCGCTGACGATGAGATAGATGTCCGAGGCCCGAGCCTCCCGCCCCACCTCGCCGCCGTAGACTGCCAGGACGGTCTCCTCCTCGTCCTGCTCCCGGGCCATCTTCTCCATGGCCGCCGTCATCTCCGTCAGGTCGATCTCCACACGCTCCTCGACATCGGCGATATCCTCTCCCTCGGCGTTCAGCTGCCCGCCTCCGCCCGTGGGCGTGCGGCGAGGGGGAGTGATAACAAGGGACGAGTGCCCCTCGGTCCGGCTGTCGAGTGTGACGACTCCGGCCACCTGGGCCTTGCCACGGCCGCCGGTCTTCTGCGAGTGGGCGCGGACCTGGCCCGGGCGGTCCTTGAGGACGACTAGCTCCATCTCACCTACGGCGCCCGGCATCGGCTGCTTGATCGGCCACACCTGGAGCAGGGTCCCCTGCACCATGGCCACCTTGTGCTGAGAGCCGATGGGCATGGATCCCTTGTCAGCGCTCTTGGCCTGGTGATCGATGATGATGACGGTCGAGCGGCCGTTGCGGGTGAGGCGCTTCAACCACGACGTGATGACGTCGGTCGACACGGCGTCATTCGCATCCAGGCCGTGCAGGCCGTACAGGGCGGTCATACCGTCTGCCACGATGATGTCAGGGTCAAGGGTTTTCAGCGCCATGTCGAACTGATCCTGGGCGAACTCCCCAGACCGAGTGGGCTGATCCTTCCCCCACTTGTTCCGCTGCATGTCGGCCAGCGGCCCCTCGGGGCGGATGTAGGAGAACTGCGCCCGAAGGTCATCGTCCACCGCACCGAGTAGGCGCAGGCGGTTGAGTGTCTGGACCGGCTCGTCCTCGAAGTCGAGGTAGAGCGCCCGTCCGCCGGATTCGATTTCCTGGAGGCAGATTGCCATGGCGATCCACGACTTGGCCGACTCCGAGGAGCCGAAGAGCATGTTGACCCTGCCGCGATACATCAACGAGCGGCCGTCATTCCGACGGCAGACCTCGGGGTCAGGGACCTGCACCTTGCCCGACAGGTAGGGCTCCAGATCGACCGGGCTCCACGAGGAGGCCCGCGCATCCAGGGGGTCGAGTGCCCCAGAGGCCCCGTCCTCTTCGCGAGGGGAGTCCTCGACGTCGGGCTCTGAGTCATCGGAGTCCGAGCTCAGCTGTCCGAGGGACCTCTGGCCGGACGACGTGAACTCGGTCTTGGCCGACGTCGAGAGCTCAATGGTCATCTTGTCCCATTTCTTGGCCCACTCCGGGCGATCCCCGGCGATGTCCGGCTCGAAGCCCGCCGCGGCCTCCGCGTCGCGCACCAGGCGCTCCACGATCTGCACGCTCTCCTCGCCGATGTACTCGGCGAGGCGGGTGAAGCCTACAGCCTGCCCGCCCTCCCGAAGGCGGCGGGCGGTGGAGGCAATGGCCTCCGCCTCGCGCTTGCCCGGCCCCTCCTCGTCATGAGTCGCAATGGCGAGGGTGCGGATGACCAGCCCGGCGTTCTTCTCCCAGAACGGGTGCACAGTGTCCGACTCGCCGTAGCGGAGCAGCCCCCCGGCGAGGGCGACGTAGGCGTCATGGCGGCCGCCTTTCTTGGGCCACGCCTCCAGCAGGACGGCGCACAGGCCGAGGAGGATGACTTGAGCGAGGAGGACGTTGCCGTCGATGACGGTTGGCCCCGCCTCACCCCCCCACGGCTCGTCCTCCCACTCGTACTCCTCGCCCGTGTCGGGGTGGATCGACGGCGGGATGACGGTCTGCGCGCCGGTGCCCCGAATCTCGACGGAGACGACGGTGCCGCCGTCCGGCGCGGGGATGCGCAGGCGGCGGGTAGGTGGGAGCGTGTCGTCCGTTACCCGATACCAGTAGTGGGACGAGGGGGAACCCTCCCGGCCGTGAATCGCCGCCGTGGGCGGCAGAAGCATCCCTTTGAGGCGCTGCACAGCGGGGTGGTCGAGATCGACGTCGACCAGGTTGCCCGAGGGCTCCCCGAGGATCACACCGAGGTTGGACGAGCCCTGGTCGATCTGGTCGGCGAAGGTCTTGCGTACCAGCTCCTCGCCCTCCCCGGCGTCGTACTCCGGATCGGGCCAGCGGATGTTGGTCCAGCCGGTGATGCTGGGCGACTTGGAGTGGCGCGGCAGGGGAATCGGGGTCAGGCCCCGCCTGTACGCGTCGCAGGCGGCCTTCAGGACCGCCTCCCGGCGCTGCGCGGGTGTGCTCATGTGGTCTCTCCTGGACGATGGGTGGGGTGTCTCAGAGGCAGGGCGAAGGCTTCCGCCTACCGGTTCGAGGGGTTGTCCGGGTTCATCGAGGTGGTCCGGTGGGGGGTCACCTTGATGCCCGAGGGGTGCGGCGCCAGATCGATCTCACGATTCCCGTAGGCCTCCATGAGGCGCGCCAGGACGATGTTGGTCCTGAGTCCCTGCCTCTCGGCGCGGGCCTTGACTCGCTCCCAGGACTTCTGCCTGACGGTGAGGCTAACTGTCCTGCGGGGCTCGGGCCTCTGTCCGAGTTTACGGCCGAAGTCGATGGACGCCGGGGCCTCCTGCCGCTTGAAGCGCACGTCGAGGTCCGGCCGGTCGTCCTCGTAGGGCACGAGGGTGCCCTTGGCTGGTCTGGGCATGGCTTCTCCCGTCTCGAGGTGTATGACAACTCTAGCGCCAGAGAGGGGCGGAAGCGAATCGACTGGCGGTGCTAGGCTGTGACAGCCCTGCAATCGACTCTAGGAGACGACATGGACGCCTGGTCCTACTGGCGGAATTACTTCAACTCCCTGCCCCGTAGCGGCGGCTGTACCAACCCCTACGCCGTGTGCGACCCGGGCTGGGGCAACGGCTACGGAGTCTGGCGCTGAGATCGATCGGTTGATCTAAAGGCCCCACCCCCGCTAGAGGGTGGGGTTCTTTCATCGTCCCGCCTGGCCGGGCCGGACGGTGGAACATTCTTCGGTGCGGCTGGCTCGGGCTGTGCCTTTCCCGAGGGTCGCGAGAGGTCTGGGACCTGGCTAGGTGGAGCGTTCGCTTCCGGTAGCGAAGTGGATGGCGGAACCTAGTTTCGGTTCAGCTGTTAGGGACTGGCTGTACGGGCCAGTTCCGGGGCTTCTCAGCGGGTCTCGCCGCCTCCGATGACCGAAGATGGCGCGAGCCTTATCCCGCATTCTCGGAGCCCTCCCCCTGCCTAACGGGATACCCCTTCGACGCTCCTACTCGCCCGGCGCGCCGCTCGGCCGCCCGTCAACTTTTCGTAAGCGCCTCAACCAGGTTCCCTAGCCGCTGGTGTCGCCGTAGGACCTGCAAGGGCCGACCCGGTTACGAACAAGGTCCCCCAAGGTGCGTCCCCAGCTAGCTTCACGTGCTTTCGAGGTGGTTCGGCTGCTCAACCCCGTAGCGCCGCCCGCGGTTACGTCATTGTCCGAGGTGCGACTTGCCCAGTGAGGAGGCCGATCGGAGGAAGTGACCCGCATCCACCGCCCGTCGGCGGGGGCTACGAGCCGCGTCTCCCGATCGCACCGCCTTGACCACTAGGCGTGCCACGAGGTGCCCGGCTTACCGGGACTTCACATCGCATCGGTTAGTACCGCTCCGCACTCCCCGCTCCGCGCCCCCGTCGGGACCTCGGCGCGGGGCTACTCGGCGTATCGCCCCTCAGCGCTGCTGAATGAATACTCCCAGACCGACGGGGCGGGCGCAACTCGAAACGCACGCCCTGGCGGTGACGTTGCTCACCATATAGCCGCCACTTATTTTCACGGTGCAAGAAAGGGGCGCCGCCTATCCCTTGACCGAGGGCGGCGGGTGTGAGCGGCGTAGCCGGGCGACGGCGGTGCCGGGGCTGCCGGGCCGTGGAGGCGCTGTAAGCCCCCCTGGCGGCCTAACGGGGGCATACCCGTCCGGGAGTGCCCCCGCGGGGTGAAAGTCGCTCAGAATCGCTTTGAGAGGCTCTGAGAGGCATTTCTGCCGTGTCCGAGAGGTCACGAGTGCTCGCGGCGCGGATTCCGAGGAGCGCAGCGCAGCGAGCACCGCAGCTAGACGCGCCGAGTGCTCGTAGCCCTCTCCGGCGCGACCGAGCCCGACCGAGGCCGGACCGAGCGCGGCGGAGCCCCTAGGCGGAGCCGCCGCGAGCCTCCGGCCGAGCCTCGGGCGACGGAGCGCGCCGTCCCGAAGGGGCGGAGATGGAAATCCCCCGTCGGACCGAGGGGGCAGACGAGTCGGGGCGAGCGCAGCGAGCAACGACGAGCGGGCCCCGAGCTCCGACGGGGTCCCGAGCCGGACCGAGGGAGCGCAGCGACCGAGGTCGGCGCAGGGTCGGCAACGGCAACGGATATCTATATAAATAAACATCACCCACACACGAGCGCCCCCTACTTCGTAGGGGGCGCGAGTGTGTGGGCGCGCGCGAGTACCACGGATGGCCTGCGAAATGCAATGGGTAGTTCTGGCGAGGCTCGCCACAGATTTGAGGGTGTGGCACGCCGACCAGCAGTCGAGAAATTGCCACTTATCCCAGCCCTCGTGCAAAGTGGTACGGGTGTACCAGAAAATCAGGGTGCGACACGCCCGAGTGCGTGGACCTGACTGTAAAGCGTCATACACTTCGTTCAGAACTGAACGTATTCCAGCTATTCCCATTTCCCAGGAACTTCTGAGAAATTGCCACTTTCCGTTGAGAACTGGTCGGCCCCTTCGGACTCGGAATCGCCACCTCTCACCGCCGTTCTGGGCGAAACTCTGGTTCTGGTACGCCAGTACCAGAATTGACCCTTACTTCCCGGTGGGTAGACTTTTGGAAGGGGTGACGGCCGTCATAGCACGCTGTGCGAGACAATCCGTCTCAAGTAGTGAGATAGACGGGCGGGACGACTTTTGCGCGGGATGCCGCCGAAAAGTGCCACCCTAGAGCTACGGTTTTCTTTCGAACGTATGTTCGTGGGTAGTTCACCATTGAACTAGAATGCCTGTTCTAGTACCCGTGTACCAGAATCTAGTGTCCGGGGACACGTATATAACCGTGTCAATTGATACCCCTGGGGGGTATATACGGGTACCCCGTAGGGGTATCTAGGTGACCGGGGTCACCGCCTCAGGCACGACGAAGCCCCTCCCACTTCGGGAGGGGCTAGGTCGCTGAGCGGTCGCGGGGCTAGTCGGTCGTCGGTGAGGCCGCCTCGTGGGCGGCTTGCCGACGCTGCTGTAGCTGCCGACGTCGGTCCGACTCGGCCCGCTCACGGGCCTGCCTCGGCCCGGGTTTCTTCGGCGTGCCGTCTTTCTTGGGTGGGGTAGGGAAGCTCGGGTCGAGGCGCCGGGCTCGCTTGATCCACGAGGAGATGGTGGCCTGTGAGCGGCCGTAGGTCTTGGCGATCTCGGACTGAAGCATCCCGGCCTCGACCATCCTGGCCAGCTCCGACGGGGGCGGCCCCTGGTAGAGGTTCCCACCGCAGGCGGCCGGGACCTCTCGTCCTAGGACTCGAGCCGCCACCTCGGTCAGCATGCGGTGCGGGGTCGAGTCGGGGAACCGGACTCCGGGGTCGGGCCGAGCGACCATGGTCGTGATCTGGTAGCGGCCTCCGGCGTCGGGCTCATCGGTGATCTGGACCAGGTACTCGATCTCGACGAAGGGGTCGCGGATGTGAGCGGCAGGGGCGCCGTCGAGCTCGGCCAGGCGGGCTGGGAAGTCTGTGGGTTGCTTTCTCATTGGTATCTCCTATCTGAGTGAGCGGGTTTATTAATGTATTGGAATAGGGTCAGCCGACCGACGGCAGCGGGTCGTCCTCGTCGTGCAGGTCGTGCACGCCCCACCGGGTGCCCGCCGAGGGACCGGCCACGATCGGAACGTCCATCTGGCAGTCCAGGGGGCGCAGTAAGGTGTTGACGTCCTCCATGCGACGCTTGCACTCGACGAGAATCTCCTGCCAGCGGTCCTCCGGGGCCTCGATGCAGATTTCGTCGTGGACGGTGGCCACGACGTGCGCGCCCTCGACCCTGGGGAGGGGGTATCCGGGCAGTGTGCCCATGATCGAGGCGGCCGCCATCTGCATGAGGTCCGAGCCGAAGCCCTGCACCGGGCTATTGAGGGCGTTGCGCTCGGCGTGGGAGGCCTTGAAGCCGCTCTTCGAGTACAGGTCGCTGAGCCACTGCGTGCGCCCGATGGGCGAGGTGACGTAGCCGCGCTCGTAGGCCCGGCGCTTGGCGCGCTCGTGCCACTGGCGCATGCCGTCCCACATCTCGAAGAATGCGCTGTGGACGGCCTGGGCCTCGTCCAAGGTCATGGCGACGTCGTAGGCGGTAGCGGCGTAGGACTGGAAGCCACCTGGGCTCATGCCGTAGAGGAGGCCGAAGTTGCCAGCCTTGGCGCGCTTGCGCTCCATCGAAGTGATGTCCTCCGGCGCCTTGCCTGCGATCTTCGCGGCGAGGAGCCTGTGAAGATCATCACCTCGCTGGAAGGCCTCGATCATCGGGGCCGAGCGTGAGATGAACGCCGCCACCCGCAGCTCGACCTGGCTGTAGTCGAGGTCGAGCAGGACGTGGCCTGGGCGCGGGATGAAGGCGGGCTTTAGTGACGCAGAGCAGTTGCCGGTGACCCAGACCGTCCCACCACTCCGAGCCAGGAAGGCGCCCGATGGGACAGAGACGCAATAAACCCGCCCGTCGTAGGGCTCTTCCGTGACCCACATCCGGGACGCGTAGCGGATCGCCTTGCGGTGGAAGTTGGCCGTGGGATAGGTCACCCCATCTACCTGCTTCCGGTAGAGAGTGGTCGAGCGCCCGCACATTGCGGCCAGCGCCTGTGCCAGGTCTACGGAGGGGCGGCGTGCCTGGTTCTGGGTGTAGGTGCACCCCCGAGTAGAGTCCCCGTCCCAGCGAAGAATCTCGTCGAGCGCCCACTCGCAGTCCTTCCGGTTCAGAGCGAGGAATGCCTCGGGCCGGAAGTTCTTGCTCTCCGGGTCAAGCCACTTGGACAGGCTCTCTTTAGGGACCCGGAGGGTGTAGCAGGGGCGTGCCCATCCTGCGCGGTACTCTCCTCCCATCTCGATCAGGGCCTCCCCCTTCCGCTTTTTAACGACGGTCGCCTGCCATGACTTACGGGAGCTCGACCCGTCGGCCTGCATGGCGATGGCCATGCGCACCTCCCGGCGCTCAGATTCCGTAAGGTCGGGGGCATCTGGGGCGGAGGTCAGAGCGCGGATGAACTTGCGGTCAACGATCTTTCCGGCAGTCCCCACCCACTGCGAGGCCCGCTCCCAGCGAGGAGCTCCGCCACGGGTGTGGGTCAGGAGGCGGTGATCCGGGGTCATGAGGACGTCGATCCAATCCGACTTCATGCGGACCATGTTTCCCGCGTAGGGCTTGTCCACGTAACCGGTAGGCACGGCCCAGGAGCCCTCCCCGGTCTCCGAGACCTGCATGATCTCGACCCCGTGCTCGAGAGCGTCAAGCCGCACCCACCCGGAGCGGGTAAGAACCTCGTCAGCACCGTGTAGGCACTGTTGAAGATTCGGGGAGGCACAACTTAATCTTCCCGTTCTTACAAATCCTACGTTGTAGGTGGCGTGGATCACGTCGTTTGGGTCTCTGAGCTCAAGCCACGAGCGCAGGAACTCTAGGGTCTTCGTAGCGTCACGGTGGCGTAGCAGCGCGTCGGCGGCGGGGCTGCCATGGCGCTGCTGGGCGATGAGGACCGCCTTGTTCCACTGGGCGTTGCCGGAGTCGGTGCGGGCAGTGACGCGCAGGTCCCCGGCCTTGATGGCCTGGGCCACGAAGCCCTGGAACCACTTCGACGTTGCGGCCGTGGTCACGCCGTCCTTCGCTGGGGCAGGGGCGGGCTCTGTACCGTACAGGCCGAGGATGTCCTGGCAGGCCTTCAGGCGCTTGGCATCCGTCTCCTCGATCTTGGCGTGAACCCAGTCGACGTCGAGCAGGAAGCCTCGCTGCTCTACCTTTGTGAGAGTCCTCACAGTCGGCATGGCTACGTAGGTGGCGACCTTGCCGAGGCGGGCCATCTGAATATCGTCAGAGTCGAAGGGCTCATCCGCGCCGGTCAGGAACATCTGGTCGCGATGCTCCTGCTCTATCTTCCACGTGTAATACGTGTCACGGGCGGCGTACTCACCGAGCTGGATCAGGTCGACCTGCTCGGCGGCGCCCGGCGTGCTCAGGTCGAAGTCGTCCCACTCCTCGATTCCGAAGTCGCGTGCGGCGCGAATCTTGAGACGGGTGCGGGCCTCGGTATCGACCAGCTGGGAGGAGACGGTCGTGTCCCACTCGATCCGGTCGGACAGGTCCACCCCGGCCTGGGCGAAGACCCATCGTGCGTCGAACTTGATGTTCGCGTTGACGAACGGCAGGCCGCTGCGGTTGATCTCGCGTCCGATGATCGCCATGACCTTGCGCCATACCCCGAGCAGCGGGCTGGCCGGGTGCGAGAGGGGCACGAGGTAGGTCATCGGCTGCTCGCCGTCGAAGGTGCGCCAGTTGTAGGCGCCAGCGGCGGCGCGTTCGGCATTGGGGAGGGTGAGTGAGGCCAGGACGATGCGGGCGGGGTAGCCGCCGTTGGTGGCACCTCCTGCCGTCGCGTATTCGTCGAGGCCGGTGGTCTCCAGGTCCATGACGATCTCGGAGGCGTCGTGTATGGCCTGCACGAGTGTCTTGAGGTCAGCCTTGTTCCATACCCAGGTGATCGGTCCGCACGGCGTGTGAGAGCCCTGGGCGGCCGCTCTGGCCTTCCGTATGACCTGCGAGAGGTCCATGATGCTCATGATGTCTCCTGTCTGCCGCATCGTGCGGCTATCGGGTGATGCCCCTACTGTATAGCATAGGGGTGGTGTAGACAACAGCTAACTTGAATTGCCTAGCTGCAGTCCAGTGAGATACAGAACAGCCCCGCCGTTTGGCGGGGCTGTTCTGGAGGTGGCGGACGTGTCGATCAGACGTCGCGGGTGATCGAGGTGAGCAACTCGCGGAGAGTGCCTACCTGGATGATGCGGGCGATGTCCGAGGAGCGGAAGAAAATCTCCGCGTCCCACAGGTCGTAGTGGCCGCGCACGGTAGTCGAGGGCTTCAGGGAGACCACGACGTTGCAGCCATTGTCGGCAACAACTCCAGGCTCCATTCTGCCGTCGATCTCAACGGGGCCGATGTTGACGTAGCGGAAGAACGGGGTGAGGGCGTTCTTCCAGGACTGGGCGGTGGTCCGCCTCTCTGTCAGCATGTCGAACTTCTCCGGGAAGGCTAGGTGATTGGTGGCGAGAGATGTCATTGGATTCTCCTAAGGTTGGGCGGAGGTGGGTAGGTGACCGGATGAGAAGTATTATGCGCCCGGCCGGTGCTGGTTCATGTAGAGGCTGTGGCCGCAGCACAGGCAGCGCTTGTAGAACAGCGGGGCGGCGAGCCAGAGGAGGCCGGTGCACAGGACAAGGGTCCAGTGCAGGAGGTGGAAGGAGACCAGTGCGGGCCCCTGCTCGCAGTGCTTGCAGCCGCGGCAGGCGCGGCCGCTGAGGATGAATGTCGAAGTGCTCATGGCTCGAGTGTAGGGGTGTTGAGGTGGTGTAGACAATAGATGACCTGAAGATAAGCAGTGTCCCGCATCACGTATGTATCGAAACGGCGGCTCGATTGTGGAAAAGGCCGGGGAGGGGGTTAGACTTTCCCCAGCAATTCCCAGCAATCTCACCGATAGGACACGCATGAGCCCGCTAGACGAGGCGATCATCGCCAACGATCTTCTGCCAGAGCGAGAACGTAAAACCAACATCGACCTGGCCGAGGAGTTCGGGACGTCGGAGTCGACGGTCAGGCGCCATCGGCGGGCACTCAAGCGGAAAGACAAGGCCGGGGACGCCCTGGCCAAGGACGAGTTCTTCGACCTCCCCGTCGGAGCGATCACGAAGCGCGGGAAGACCGTGCGCCTGGCCGATGGCTCCTACGAGAAGATCGAGTACCGCCCCGGCGCCATCGAGATGGAGGAGGCCAAGCGTCTGTCCTGGGAGGACTTGGAGCCCGTCTTCGCCGAGCCCTACATCCCCCCAACGTCGGCCCTGGCCGAGGTCCGGGAGGAGACGCCGGTCGTCTGCCTGGCGGACCTGCAAGCGGGCAAAACTGGCAGCGGCGGCGGCACCGAGGACACCGTAAGGCTCGTGCGCCGTGCCCTGCACGACATCGCCCACCACCTCGCAGGCCCGAAGCGCTGGAAGCGGATCATCGTGGCCGACGTCGGGGATTCGACCGAAGGCTTCTGGAACGTGGCCAGCCAGGCCCAGACCAATGACCTGAGCCTCACCGATCAGATTCGCACCGTGCAGCGCCTCTACGCCGAGGCGGTCAAGCTCCTGGCGCCGCTGTGCGACTCCCTCGTCTACGTGGCCGTCCCGTCCAATCACTGCGCCGTGCGGACTGGGCTGGGGAAGAGCAGCCGCGCCAACGCTCCGGACGATGACTTCGGAATCATGATCTCGAAGAACGTCGAGGACGTCATCGCCGACCGCCCCGGTTTCGAGCACGTAACCTTCGCCAGGCCCTCGAAGTGGGAGGAGTCGGCCACGGTCAAGGCCGCCGACGGGACCTGCCTGGGCTTCACCCACGGCCACCTGGCGGGTACGCAGTCGAAGGTGCCGGGATGGTTCAGAGACCAGGCCTTCGGCCACCGCAGCGGCCTTAATGAGGCCCGAATCCTCGTCCACGGGCACTGGCACAATTTCGCCGTCCAGCAGGCCGGAGACGCCCGGTGGGTGATCTCGTGCCCTTCGGCCGACCGGGGGAGCGACTGGTGGACGAACGTGTCCGGCGACTCGACTCGGCCCGCCATCCTCACCTTCGAGGCCGTCGCCGGGGCGGCCCGCGGCTGGCGATTGTGGTCGTAGTTCGACGTCGAGAACGAGATCGACCCCGCCACTACGGATGGCGGGGTCGACTGCTCCCGGTCCGAGGGGCTAGGCGGCCTTCGTGACCTTGATGGCGGACAGGGCCTCAGCCGTGTCGACAGCCCAGCCGACGATAGTCACTCCGGCAGCCTTAGCGGCTGACTTGGCGGTCTCCTGCTCGTCCTTGGACTCAACGAGCACCCATACGCCGTCCGGGAAGACGGTCTTGGCGGCTCCCCAGACGCCCGCCCCCGCCTTGGCGGCCGACAGGATTCCTTTCTGGGCGTCCTTGATCGGGTCCGTCAGGTGCCAGTCGGCGGTGGCGTCCGTCGCGTCCACGACGCGCGTGAATTTCGGGTAAGTGTCCTTCATGATGCCGTTCAGCTTAGCCTGGCCGCGCCCGTGCACGGCCTGGTAGGTCTTGCCTGTGCGAGCGCCCAGGGTCGCGAGCATCTTGCCGTCCGATGACTTGTAGTACTCGGCTGCCGAGTCCTGGAGACCGTTGAGGACGTTCGGCAGGAACTCGATACCAGCTGCCTCCAGCATGTCGACCGTTTCGACCATCCCGGCGACGTCCAGGCCGAGGCTCCGCGCGCCCTGAATTGATACGTTGGAGAACTCGCGTTCGATACGGTCGTTACCGGTGAATTTATAGGGGATTCCCACGGCCAGGTCGGAGGGGTCAGCCACTCCGCGAAGCGGCACAGCCACCTGGGAGGGCTTCAGGGCTGCGACTGCGCGGAGGTCAGTCATCGAGTAGACGACGCGGTTCGGGTTACCCCACCCTCCGGAGAGCCATGCCATGACCGGGAGGCCGTCACCGCCGGGAGCGGGCGGGGGAGTAGGCGGCACTGCTGGTGCTGCCGGGATGACCGGACCCTGAGTCTTGGCCCACGATGCTAGAGAAGCGACGGCATCCGTGATGTGTTTAGCGGCCGCAGCGCCGAACGCTGCCGACCCCAGTTTCGTGGGGTGAGTCTCATCCGATAGGAGGAGAATGTCCCGGGTACCGTCGCCCTTAGGGGCACCGGAGTGGCCGGTCCCAGACAGCACATCCGATACCTGCACCGCAGGGGCCCCCGCCGTCAGCGGCGTCTCCCCGGCCGCGGGCGCCCAGGCCCGGGTAATCCTATAGGCGACCCCGCCATAAACCACTACGTCGTCGGTGGCGCACACTCGGCCGTCGCGCCATGCCACAGCCTGGTGATCGGCTACTCCGAGCCAGTCGATGAAGACGACTCCGTTGGCCGGTCCTCCGGCGGCCTCAACTCCAGCCTTCTGGGCCTGGGCATTGATATGAGCCGACCGGGACAGGAGGCGGGCCTCTGAGGAAGGCTCGGGGCCGAGCATTACGATCGGCACCTGTGGGAGCTTGGCGCGCACCTTGGTCACGAAGTTTTTCACGGCCTCCGTGATCGCCGAACCGGTAGCGTCGCCGTTGTCGATCACCTTGTCGGCGTTGAGGCTGCCGATGGTGACGATCAGGTTGGGGGCCGCCGCGCAAACGGCGTTGACGCGGGCGTCCACCTCGAAACCATCGCGGCCGGAGGCCGAGTAAGCGAAGCCTGAGCCGTCAACTGCCGACGCCATAGGCACGCATCCGAGCAGGCGCGACACGACCGCGGGCATGTTGAAGCCTTGCCCCATCGTGGCCTCGGTGCTCCAGGAGTCTCCGAAAAATCCGACGGTAGGTACTGCCTGCCCGGCGCGGAGAGGCAGCGCGGATAGAGGCGCACCGGCGGGGGCCTGGGGCGCGGGTGCGCCTCCGCCCTGCTGGTTCTTGACCTTCTCCAGCTCGGTCTTAGTAGCGTAGGTGCCCGCCGCGTCGGCAGTCTTCAGGTACTCGCTCAGTTCGGCCTTCGTCGCAGAGGCGTCGATCCTAGCGCCGAGGGCCGAGTCGGCCTGCTGCACCTCTACCCTGGTGGCGTACGCCGAAAGGTCGGGGGCCTTGCCGCCACCGCCGAGCTGGGCCTGGGCGAGCTCGGTCTTGGTCGCGTAGGTCCGCCCCGCCGCCTCGGAAGTGAGGTAGGGTGCCAGGTCCGGCGCCTGAGCCCGGGGGAGGGCGGCGTCAGCCGTGGCCTTGACCTGATCGATGCGGGCTCCGAGGGCGCGGTCGCCGTCGGCGCGGGCCTGCTCGGTGGCCAGCGCGGCCGCCGCCTGCTTAGTCAGGAACCGCGAGTCGGCTCCCTCGCGGCTGTACCAGGTCATGTCGGCCATCGGTCTACCTCCAGGTGAGTACTCCATTGCCGAGGTCTATGATCTCGGCGCTATTGATAGCTTCTAGTGTAGTGGAGGCGTCCACATTGCGGACTCCGTGGCCGTCCGGCTGGAGGATTCCGCCGCCGGGCGGGGGCGGGCTGGGCGGATTGGGTATCGGAGGAGGCGCCGGAGTCGCAGCCAGCACGTCGGCAAGGGTGAAGGTCTGACCTCCGACCAGGGCGGCGGTCGTGCGCAGATGGATACCGAAGTCGCCGGGGATATTGAGATCTATCTCATACTGACCCGGGAGGATCGAGAGCGACGGCCCGCTAGGACCGACTAGATGCCCGTCAGGGTCGATCCGGGCCGAGACGCGCCCGGCGGATACGTCGGAGAGCGGAGTCAGCGCGGTGGCCGACGTCGGAGTGAAGGCTATCCGCCCCATTCGACCGAGGCCGTCGGGGCCTACGATGCGTCCTGAGATGGTTGCGAACTGAGGCATCATGACTCCTGGCGTAACGGAAGCGTCTCAGTCTTCACTCTATCAATACGCCCGTGCAATGAGTGAACCTCATCATATAAGTGAGACCGATCAGTGCGGGCGTCATTGCGGACCCCCTCGATCTGCGTCTCCAGGCGAGCCATGCGGGCATCGTGCTCCCGGTCCGAGGCCCGCAGCTCGTCGACGGCGGTGGTGAGGCGGGTCAGTCCGTCGAGGACCTGGCCGAACTTCGCGTCCAGGTCATCCCTGAGGTTCTCCGAGTGGTTGTTGTGAACGCCTTCGGAGGCCGACTCGGCTGCGTTGGCGGCTCGAACCACGTGGGCGCTCATCCTCGTCATTCTCTCCTCCAGGCGTTGCTGCTGCTTGCTGATCGTGATCCTGAGCCACGTGATGAGTGCGACCAGCAGGGCAGTCCCCGCCGCGATGACATCCGGCGAGGTCAGCACTGCGACGATCGGGGACGGGTCCTGCCCTGCTAGTAACACTGTCCAGCTCCTACTGACTCAGCCGCCGTGGCGGGGAGTGTAGGGGGCGGCGGCCGGGACGCCGGTCACGACGGCGCGATCGGTCTCGGCCGGGGCGGCGAACGCCTTGAGGACCGAGGCCAGGGTCGCGGTGGCCGCGATGCCCAGGGCCGCCTTCCAGTCGATGTCGACGATGGAGGAACCGACCACGAGCGCGCCCAGAAGGGCCTGGGCGAACGTGGACACGGCTCGCTCGATCAAGCCGGACCAGAATGTGCGGGAGGTGTACATCACTTGCTCTCCTTCAGGAACTTGCGAAGGGCGTCACGGAAGCCCTTGAAAATGGGGGAACCCTCGTGCTGGCCGAAGGCGCGCTCCAGCTGCATCATGGTGGCGTTGGCACGGTCGTACCCGGTGCTCTCGCGGGCGTCGTTGGCGTCGTAGGTAAGCCGGTCGTAGAAGTCCGGCCACAGGAACTTCGGAGCCCCGAGCGCCTGCTTGTAGGCCTCGGCGATGATTCCCTCGACGAGCTGGGTCTGGCAGCCGTCTCGCAGGACTGCGTACTCCTTCGCGCCGTCGCGCTCGGTGTAGATGAAGAGCATCTGCATCCTTCCATAGGTAAGGGCGGGGCCATTCGGCCCCGCCCTTAGTGTATCCCTATGAGTCCGATGCCCGGTCAGGAGCCGGGGTCGTACATCAGGCGGCCAGTGTCCGCCCACGATCGGTTCAGGGCCTCCTGGAGGACCGCGCAGGTGGCGCGGCCCCACTGGCCATCGATGAAGTCCTGGGCCGACCAGTCCGGAGCGAATCTGCGCCAGACGTCGGACTCGGGAAGACCGGGCACCCAGTTCCAGGCCCAGAACTGGAACGCCGTGTAGATGTCGCTGGTCCACGCCCCGTCGAGGGCGAGGGCGGGCTTCCCGATGATTCGCTGAAGGATGTCCGGGCCGACGGCGTCATTCAGGTAGCGGGCGAGGTTCGCTACAGCGAACGGCTCGCTGTAGTCCCACGCCCCGAGGACGCGGCGGAACCGGCGGGCGGTGGGCGGGTCCCAGATGCCGTTCACCTGGATCACCCCGTACCCGTCTAGGGCCTGGTTCGATGGGGCGGGAGCCACCAGCGCATCCCAGTGAGTGTCGTATCCGTGGAACCGGTTCAGGTCCAGACTGCCGCCGTAGTTGGGGAGGTGCCCGTCCTCCGTGTACTGGTGGATGAGGGGCTGACCCCAATACGGGACCTGCGGAATCTGCGGGTCACCCCAGCCGTCGTACCGGTCGGAGTAGTAGACGCCTCCCGCGTACCACAGCGGATAGCGGGCCGATACGCCGCTCCAGTCATAGCCCCGGCAGGCGGACCCGTTCATGTAGATGCCCGGGGTGGCCCCGGTCAGGGACGCGACCCGGTCCAGCCAGGCGCCAGCCCACCCCGCACCCTGCCCGACGGCGTCGGCCTCCCAGTCGAGCCAGAACGTGGCCCTACCGATGTAGGCGGAGATCGTGCTCACGAAGAACTGGGCCTGTGCGTCGATAGAGCCGGGGCGGGCGAAGTGGTAGAAGCCGATCCTCTTCCCCGCCGACAGGGCCTCCTGGGCCTGCGTGTGCATGTACGGGTTGACGTAGTCGTCATCCTCGGTGGCCTTGATGATGACGAAATCCGAGGGGATAGCACTCAGGTCTGCGCCGGACTGATGCGAGGACACGTCAATGCCAAACGCGATGCTCTTCGACGGCGGAGGAGGCGGCGCCGGGGTAGGGGTTCCCTGCGGGGCCGCGTGAGCGAACTCAGGCCACTGTCTCACAAACGTCGCGTCGTCGAACCGGTGGCAGGAGGTCCACGAGCCCGACTGAGTGTGAGGGTGGCCGGAGTAGGCGACCGTACGCGTCTCCTGCCCAGTAGTGTCCCCGGCGTAGCCGTCGATGGAGCCGTCCTCCGCGATCCATGCCTCGGAGATGAGGTCGTTGGCGGCGTCTGTGACGACCACGACGTGACCGACACCGCCCTCGTTAGCGGCCGAGAGGATGATGTCCCCGTCCCGGAATCCGCCTGAGGGGCGCAAGTCGGAGTCGTTCCACGGGACCTCGACAAATCCCCGGGCCTCCAAGCCACCGCGCATGTTGCCGGTCCACAGGCCGTCGATCTCCGGCAGGGCTGCGTGGCCCCACGGCACGCCGTAGGCGACGTGCAGTCCGTAGCAAGCGCAACCGCACGCCAGGGACGAGCAGTCCGCGTTCTGAGGGGTGGTCACGTAGCCGAGCTCGTCGGCATTCGTGAACCACGACCGGCGCTCCGGCTGGCTGTATCCGATGTCCGCGACGTCAGCGAGATACCTCGCCTGCGCGGCGATGACGCTTCCTACACTCATTTCTTCTCCTTACCGGCCAGAGCGGCCTCCAGCTGGGCGACGCGCTGCTCGGCAATGGCCGCCCTTACGGTTAGTGATGCGATCTCCTGGGACAGGGCCGTGATGACGCCCCCAGCGTCCACGGCGGTATCGTTGTCCACTACTTCTCCTCCTCGGCTGGCGATTGATAGGCGGGGCCGATGGCTCCCGTACCGTCCGATAGTACCGAAGCCACATCATCATCCGGACCCGCCGGGGGGAGGGTCCAGACAGAGTCGCGGGCGCTGTCCACCAACGTCACGACATCAGTCTCCTCGTCCCACTTGTCGATCTTCCGTGCGCCCTTGACCAGCACCCCGACGACCTCTCCAGGCTTGCCGAGGATGTCGACGGTCCAGGGAGCGGCATCGGACCCGTAGCCGGTCCGATTGAGAGTGGCGGTAGCGGTAGACGTCGTGAACGCCAGCCACGGAGCCTTTTCGGAGGCGATCTTCGGCACGTAGTCCGGCAGCGCCCACGTAGCGCGTCCGGAATCGTCCAGCGTGATCTGCTCCCAGTACTCGATGCCGTCGTAGGGGGACTCTGTGCAGGCGTGCTGGAGCATCATGCGGCGCTTCTGCCATTCGCCAGGAACCCGCATGATGAAGTTCTTCGGCCCGATGGTGCGGAATCCTTTAGCGTCGCACACCGCCTGCGAACTACCTGAGTATGACATCACCGTGTTGGTTCCGTTGCCCCACATCGCCGTGGTCGTCCAGGCCTTGGTCCGCAGTTTGAAATCGGTATTCGATACCGATAGAACGATTTCACCGCCCTGGGACATCCCGACGGTGTAGTCGTTGCCCCAGACTCCGGCGTAGCCCGGCGCATTAAAGGAATAGCCGGTTTTGGATACGCTGAATCCCCATGTGGGGACTCCCTGCTGGCCCATAATCGATCCGCCGCCGTAGCCTGTTAGGGACGACTGGGACAGGCGCAGGCTGGGGGGTGAGCCCGCTCCGGAGGTAGGGGCCTGGAGATACAGGATTCCGCCATGATTGGACGGATCATCCTTGAAGGAGACGAGGGCGGGGAGTCGGTATGGGTTTGAGTACCGGTTCATGAGGATGCCGACACCCCACTTGTCTCCGAATTGGCCGACGTCGGAGGACGTCTGCTGATCCACGACGTCGGCGAACCGGCACCAGGACCAGGTGTCGCTGATACCGATGTTCCCATCCAGCTCGATGCTGCCGGTATGGGCATTGATACTGAGGACCGGCTTTCCCCCGGTGGGGCGATATACCTGCATCCCGTCGGAGGTGATCTTCAGGCCGTGATCCCTCTCCTTACTCGTCTGGAGGGTAGCTCCGGTGATGACCTGCCCGTCCACAGCCCCGACTTGCAGGTTGTCGGCGGAGATTGCGTTGGCGGCGATCATCCCGGCCTTGATCGTCTCGAACTCCCCCACTTGAGCCGTAACGATGCGGGTCCAGATATGGCGCGCCGTGAGGTCCACGAAGGAGGCGTTGCCGGTGACGGTCAGCTGGTCGGTCGTCAGCTCGAGGAATCGACCGACGTCGGAGGCGATCTTCCGCGCAGCGATCTCATTGATAGCGGCCGAGCCCGCCGTCAGCTTTCCGACGTCGAGGTTGCTGATCTGCTGGTTGTCGACTCGCATGCCCTCCCAGCGCGAGCCGGTCCAACGCCACTCGGCGACAATATCCAGCGTGATCGCGTCCTGCACGCGGCAGGTATCGCCCACCGTCTCACCGTCGAAGGGCGGCTTAGAGCCTGCCACCCCCTTGATGTAGTAGACCTGCCCGAAGGTGGTCCTCATCCGCCTCACGGCGGCCTCGATGGCAGAGGTGGCCAGCTTCGAGGCGGCCAGGGCGTAGTTATCCCCGGCCTCCTCCCACTTCCAGCCCTTGGGGCTGTAGACGACCGTCGAGTCCGGAGCAATGCGCGAGTGCGACGGAGAGGATTGTCCGGGAGAGGCGAACCCGGGAGAAGTTACGTACTGACCGCCGCGGGCCTTAGGATCGGCGGCGGCTGGATTCTGAGGACCGGGCATCAGGACGCCTTAATGATGAAGGGGAATGCCATGTACGGAGGTCGGTTCTCGTGGGCCTCACCCCCACCTTCGGACTTCGCGATCAGGCCTGACAGCGACCCCTGCTCCGTGGTGGAGAGGACCTGCCATCCCTGACCGCCGCCGACATTCGAGGCGTACATACCTACGCCGTTCTGCAAGGCCGTACCCCCCAGACCTCCGATGCCGTGAGTGTGCGCAGGCATCTGCGAGCGGAGCAGCTTCACTTCCGCGGCGCCGCCGGTTGAACCTGTGGGGTAGGACGACCCGGCGCCGACGGGGAATCTGTCACGGATATCCGGCACCCGGAAGTTGCTGCCAGTGGTCGATCCGTAAGAGGTTCCGATGACTGTGAACAGCTTTGAATAGGTGGTCCTATCGAGGAGCTGACCGTTGCAAGTCACCCAGCCCTGAGGGGCGCTTCCCCCTGCGTACATCGTGATGGTCCCGATAGGGATGAGGGCTCGGGCCGCCTCCATGATGGCGTTCTGCATGGTTTGGAGGCGGGTAGTGACCGACGTGTCGAGGGTGCCGACGCGGCTCTCCACATTCGTCACGCCCTGCGTGGCGGCGCTGATCCCGGCCTCCATGCGAGTCAGGTCGGCGGCCATGATGCGGGTCTCCCCCGCGCCGAAGCCGTCTTTCCACTGCTTAGTGGGGACGTAGGGCTGCATCACTTATCTCCTTCAGCTCTCAGAACGAATACCCGGCCGTCGGGGGACACCCAGATGGAGGCGCCCACCTTGCCCGAGTCGGGCGGAATCGGGCCAGCGTCCACCAGGGACGTGGCCGTCTGTGTCATGGCCTCCGTGAGATGCTTCATCTCCTTGAGAGTCCCCTCGCGGGCGGCCTGCTGGAGAGCATCCGAGTTCTTCAGCTTCTCCTCGACCTTTTTCGCGATCGCATCCGCATCGATGCTCTGCTCCAGCGTGATGCGGGCGCCGGTCGACCAGGCCGAGCGGTTCCCGGCCCGGTCGTAGGAGCGGAGCTTGACCTCCCACTCCTTGATCTCCAGCCCGGCCAGGTTGGTGCGCTGGACCGGGTAGGGCATGTCTGTGAACTTGTTCGCCGGAGCCCCCGGGGCGTGCACCGACACCTCGATCCCGGCGAAGTCGTCTGGCATGCCAGCGTTGCCGACGCCCTTGCCGTCCCAGTAGATGCCGAGGACCCCTAGAGTCTGGGACAGTTGCGGAGTCGACGGAACGGGCGGCGGGGTGACGTCGCTGGCCATGACCGCCTCGACCTCGGCCGACCAGGCCCCGGTCGTCTCGGACGTGACCGCCCGGACCGAGAAGGCGTACTTGGCCCCGCACTCCAGGCCGCCAGCCTCGAAGGAGGAGTTCTTGGACGAATGCAGGGGTCCGATCAGGTTGGGCACCTTGCGGTAGGTGATCTCGTAGCCGGTCACGTCCACGGCCACCCCGAGGGCGTCCGTCGTGACCGGGGTCCAGGTGAGGGAGGCCACAGCCATCGGCCAGCCGTTGGAGGCGATGACCGCCTGAGAGGCGATAGTGAGGCCCTGCGGAGGCAGCGGGGCGTACTTGCTCTTAGGGGTCTCCGGGCGGGGGTTCTTGCCGTCGGAGTTGACCGCCCCGAGAATGCCCTTCTGCTTCTTGGCCATGCGGGCCAGCACGTCGTCCAGGACGGTGCCGAAGGTGGTGTGGCCCTGGCAGCGCCCATTCTCCGTGACCGAGATGGAGATTTGAGTGACGCGCATGCGCTCCAGCCCGTAACGCCGATCGACCTGCACCCAGTCGCCGTTGCGGTAGTCCTCGAAGGGGAGCCACTGAACGTCGTCGGCCTCCCACTCGCGCTTGACCTCCTGGGCCGCGCTGGCGCCGGTCTTGAGAGTGAGGTCGGCCACCGCTCGGGCGGTGGCCTCCAGCTCGACGCCTCCCGCCTCCACGACCTTCTCGGTACGGGGCAGGTCTGCCGGGGCCTCCGGATTGCGGAAGGTCCACAGTCGGCCGCCCTCACCCTTGACCAGGACGTGAGTGCACAGCTTGGACCAGTCCAGCTTCTCCGGGGCCGACGTCGTGCCAGCGTTGAGGCGCCACACGACGTCGCGGTTCTCACGCTTGAGCGCGGCGTCGGCGTTGTAGACCTGGAGAGTGCGGCCGCGCCACTGATAATCGATCATGCCCATATTCATAAGGGCTTCCAATATGGACTTCAGGGAGATGGTCGGGTCGAACGCGACGGTGGTGCGGGTGGCCCAGGCCTGCCCGGCCGAGTCGAGCTCGGTCGAGAAGTCCAGGCTCAGACCCTTGCCCCAGCCGCGCTTGACGGCGGCGTCCCAGATGGTGCGCAGGATCGCCCCCGCGTTGCGGGAGTTGAACTTGTACTTCCCGTCCTTGTCCGCGGCCGCGGCCGGGACGGCCCACACGAGGGCGCCGTCGAGGCGCTGCCCGATGTGGATGAAGTCGGCCGTGCGGTGCTCAGTGCCCTCCTCGACCAGATTCCACGAGGAGGACAGGTTCATGAACCTGGCGTTAGGCGGCTCGACCCACGTCTCGCCGTCGTAGGTGAGCTCGACGGCGACCTCGATCGCCTGGTCGAGGAGGATGCCGCGCACGCCCTGCTCGCCGTTCGGGTAGGACAGCGTGAGCGACGGGGTCTCCTGGCGAGGGCACGTGAACGTCCCAGCCAGAGTGTCCGGCAGCACGCCAAGGCGCGCTCCGGCCTCCTCGTAGGCGACATAGCGCATCCCCACGCCGCGGGGGAAGTCTGCGCGGCGGGGCATCAGTAGGACCTCCTCGCCCGGACGTAGCCGGTGCAATTCTTCGCCGTCACCGACAGGCGGCCCGAGGCGTCGGGATCAAGGCGGAAGCCGTCGAGGCCCATCGAAATCTCGCCGTCGGCGGAGCGCGCGGCATCTAGCACGGTCCAGTCGGCCGACGGGTTCTTCCAGGCCCGGTAGTTAGCCACGTCGACCAGCAGGCGTTCAGCCCCGGTAAGCGATCCGTTGAAAGTAAACGTGGTGCCGGAGATGTTGTCCTTGAGCGAGCAGGACGAGCCCGTCGGCGAGAGCATGAGCCAGGGGTCTGGGATCGGCATGTTGCCGCCAGCCAGCGGTCCTAGGTCGTTGAGGTTGGCCACCGTCGGCTGCGGGTCGCGCCATAGGCCGGAGGTCACCTCGAAGGTCGCCGTTAATGTGGCGATCTGGGCCTCCGGATCGATCTTCGGCTCGATGGAGGACGACAGTCGCACGTCGGCCACCTTCAGGAGGTTGCCCTGGGGCCTGTATCCGAGCTCCTGCATGCGGCCAAAGGCCGTCAGGCGGCCGAGCAATGCTCGCAGGTTGAACTCCAGTTGGTTCAGGCCGCCCTTGCAGCGGTTGCCGTTTCGACCGTCCTCCCAGGAGAAGACGGCGAACTTCAGCACGACGGTGGCGGGCTTGAGCACCCGGGCCGGGATGGGCAGGGAGCCGAAGCGACCGGGGATGTCGACGGAGATGCGCCAGGGCTCGCCGCGAGTCGACAGAGTCGTCTCCTCGGCCAGGACCCAGCGCATCTTCTCGTCGTCCAGGTCTACGCCGTCGAGTGAGTAGATGGCCATGGGTGGAGGACCTCTCAGATGATGGCGGCCAGGCGGATTCCCTCGGCGACCTCGTCGCGCGTCTCGGAGTCCGACTTGGCTTGCGGATAGTTGTTGGTGATGTTGATTGTAGCGCCCGATTGGTTCGACTTATCGAAGCGGGCGCGCTGGTCGGGTGCGGAGGAGATTTTTCCACTGCGCGCGCTCACCCCGCTCAAGGGCTTGACGTCGGCCGAGAGGCCGATGTTGGCGGGCTTGGAGATGTCATCCGTCAGGCCGGTCAAGGAACTGCGCACAGCCCCGTACTGAGATTCCAGGCCCTTAATGAATCCCTTCATGATGAGCTCACCGGCGGGCGTGAGCAGCACTCGGTCGACGGGCTCCGGCCCCTTCCACGAGGTGAGTTTGCTGGTGAGGTTGCTCAGGGTGTTCTTGACCGAGCCGAACATGGCCTTGATGCCGTTGATGAGGCCCTGAATGATCTTCCTACCCGCGCTGAGCAGCCAGGAGCCCGCGCTGGAGAAGATGTTCTTGATCGTGTTGGGGAGGCCCTGAACGAAGCTCACAACCCCGTTCACACCGCTGCTGACGGCACTCTTGAGGCCGTTCCAAGCCGCTGAAGTGAGGGACTTGATGGCGTTCCACCCTGCCGAGATGGCGGACCCAAGCAGATTCCAGGCCGCCTTCGCGACCCCGAGGAGAACGCTGCCGAGATTCTGCAGCCCGCTCTTGAGGTAGTCCCACACCCCGGAGGCGATCTGCTTGATGCCCTCCCAGGCCAGCGACCAGTCACCCTTGATGATGCCCAGGACCAGGTTGATGACGCCCTGGATGACCTTCATCACACTAGTGATGGTCCCGGCGATGAACTGGAAGATCGGGACCACGATCGGCATGAGCGCCTGAACGACGGTGCCGATCAGCTGGAAGGCGGGGATCAGCAGCGCCGTGATCGCCTCAGCGATCGGCGGGATGAGCGGCATGAGGGCCGCCAGCAGCTCGTTGATGATGGGCGCCAGCGCGGCGAAGAGCGCTGACAGGATCGGGCCGAGCTGCTGGATGACCGGCATCAGCATCTCAGCGAGCTGGGAGATGATCGGGGTCAGCAGCGTGGCGAGCTGGGTCATCACCGGCGCGAGCTGCGTGATGAGCTGCGCGATGAGGGGCGCGACGGCGGCGAGGAGCTGCCCGCCAACAGTGGCCAGGGCGCCGAACGCCTGCCCTAGGGCGGGCATGGCCGGGGCGAGGGCCTGAACGGCTACGAGGACGTTCTGGAAGAACGACTCCAGCCCGCCCTGGAAGGCCGGGTCCTGGAGGGCTGTGGACAGGCCTTTAAGGCCGGTCTCGATGATCTGGCCGACCAGGGGGAGGATGACCGACAGGGTCGGGGCCAGGGAGACGAAGGCGTCCCCCAGGGCGCCGACTCCCTGGAAGGCGTGCTGCGAGGCCTCCGCCATGGAGGAGAAGATGGAGGTCAGAGTTCCCTGCCACAGGGGGCCGTTGACGGCCTTGTTCGCCCTATCCAGGGCCTCCGCGATGGAGTCCAGCGGGGCTGAGCCCGAGGCCATGGCACTGAACAGGCCTCCGAGGATTCCGCCCAGGTCGACCACGATGCTCTTGAGGGTGCCGAAGGTCTTGGCGGCGTTCTGGATGGCCTGATCCATCTCTCCGGACTCGGCCTTCGCCTGAGCCCAGTTCTGGAAGGAGTAGGCGACGTCGTTGGCCCAGGTGGCGATGGACGGCAGGTACTTGGCCCCCACCTCTCCGAGCGTGAGCAGGCCGTCGGTGAAGGCCCCGGCCCCGTCTCCCCCGATGTTGAGGGCGTCGCGCAGGTAGCCGAGCGATGCCTCGAAGCCCGGCAGGTGCTCAGTGGCCGCGTCCACGACGGCGGCGCTAAGGGAGCCCATCTCGGCCGACACCTCGGAGATGACCGGCGAGAGGGTGCCCAGGGCGCTGGTGGCGAAGTACCTGACGGACTCGGCCGCCTCGCCCCAGAACGACGTCGAGATTTCAGTCTTCAGGTTATCGAAGGCGGGACCCAGGTCCTCCAGGACGCGCCCAGCATCCTTCATGGCCACCACGAAGATGCCCACCCCGGCGCCAGCGGCCCCGAGAATGCCGGGGAGAGCCAGCAGGGCCGGGAGGCTGTGGGCCAGGCCGATGCCGAGGGCGGAGATGGTTCCAAGGCCGGAGCCGATGGTCGACGTCAGCCCTAGGACGGCGGTGCCTGCCGTGGCCATCTTCAGGGAGAAGGTGTCCAGGTTGGTGAAGATGTCGTTCAGGGAGTTCTTCAGGTTGGTGAAGATGTTCCCGCCCGCCAGCGCTTTCAGCTGCGTGGCGACCTTGGCCAGCGACGCCTGGGCCAGGCGCACGTGGATATCGATATAGCGCGGCTTCTTGGTCAGCCGGGCCAGGTCGAAGCGGGCCTTGCCGTCGTCGAGGTCGGCATTGACGGTGGCCTTCCCGTCGAGCTTGTCGAGCTCGTGCTTGAGCTTTTTCTTGGACGCCTCCGACAGGTGGGCGTGGGCCTCAATGTCCCCGCCCAATTTCTTGAGCTGCTCCTTCAGTTTCTTGGCCGAGGCGGGATCGAGCTCGCCCTTGGCCTTGATCTCGCCGTCGATCTTGGCGATCTCGGCCTTGATCTTGTTCTGGGCGGCCTTCTCCAGGGAGGCGTTGACTTTGAGATCGCTCTTGATGTTGGCGATCTTCTCCTTGATCTCGGCGACGTCGCGACCATCGACCTCGATCTTCGCATCGATCTCTGCGTCTAGGCCCTTGAGGGCCGATAGGGCCCTATTCTTGGACTTCTCGTCGAGGTCGACCCTTGCCTTGACGGCGGCCTTCATCTCATCGAGCTCGCGCCCGAGCTTGGCTACGGCATTGTCGTCAAGCACCGGCTTCACCGGTGCTCGGGAGTCCATCTGCCGGAGCTTCTTCTTGATGTCTTCGATGTCGCGCTTGGAGATTTCGGCCCGAGCCTGGCCCCTAGTCTGGCCGATGGCGCGCTCGATGCGACGCAGGTCCTTGGGATCGATCTTGGCGTTGACCTGGAGCACGAGGCCGTCGAGGGCGTCCTTGACGGAGTCGCGCATGTCGCGAGCCCACTTGTCGGCGGCGCGCTCGATGCGCTTGCCGATTTTCTTCAGGCTCTTCTCGATGCCGCGCTCAGCGTCGCCCTTGAAGTCGCGCGCATCGGCTCCCACCTCGATGACGACCTCACCGATCTTGTCTGCCACGGAGCCTCCTCCCGCTCACACGTCAAGCGGGCGGCATCGCGGCCCGACAACTGTCTGAGGCCATGATACCGCCCGTATAGGTGTGGGCTATAGGTGCTGTTACATCCCTAGGGATGCCTTAAGAGAGCCGAAGCCGCTGGACTCATTGCCCGCGTACCACGGGCTCCGGGGGTCGATCACTGCGACGCCCTTGGGGGGCATCCATAGCTCCCGCTTCAGCTTCTCCGAGGCGCCCTCTTCCTCTGCGTTGCGGGTGAGTATCCACCACATGACGTGGCAGAATCGGTGCAGGGGAAGGGTCTCCAGGTCAATACCGTGTCCGAGGCAGAACCCGTCGATGTAGTCCCACTCCGCCCAGGCCGAGTTCAGGAGTCGCTGGACGACGTAGTAGGGTTTCCGCCCGCCGCCTCCATCACGGCGGTGATGAGATCGGTCAGGTCCTCGATGTCGAGGTCGTCGGAGGGGTTCTTCAGCCGCTCCATGACGGAGGTGCCGGTCTCCTTGCCGAAGAGGACGCGGCACCACTTGGCCAGGCCCTCGAAGAGGGCGTCGGTGTCGTCACCGGCGTCCTGGAGCGAGTGTGAGAGGAAGACCGCGATGGCGGTCTTGGGCGGCCGGACCCGGTACTTGGTACCGACCAGTTCGACGTCGATGGACTTCCGGGTCTTGCCGGGGATCGTGATAGTAGCCATGAGGCGATTCTAATGGAAGTCCGAGGGTTTGATTAGACGCATCGCATCGCGCACGAAGTGCGCGGGACGAATGCCCCGCACCCACTTGGCGAAGACGGTCTCGCTCGACCTCTTCGGGTTGAAGGCCATGAAGCGTCGGGTGGTGGGACCGTGCGCCCTCGTGCCGTACTCCTGGTAGGCGGCGTACGGGGTCCGGGCGCCGACGGAGAACGTCGGATTGAGCGGGTGCTTCCCGGGGACGCGCTCAATTGTGACAGAGTTCACCATGCGCCCGGTGTTGACCCGCCCGGCGGCCTTGATGTTGCGCTGGATTCGTCCCTGAGTGCGGCGAGTAGCCTTCAGGGCCGCCTGTTTAGTGATGTCCGCCACCTTATCTGCGCGGATAGGTCCTTTGAACCGAATGCGGACGTGAGTCATGGGCAGCGAACTTTCACCGTGAAGGTCCACTCACCGGACACGCACCCACCCTCAGGCCCCTGAGCCGCCCACTCCATGTCGGAGGCGTTGGTGTTGGAGGTGAGGAACATCCCCAGGTCCGCCATGTCCTGGTGCAGGATCGCGGCGTCGGCGGTCAGGTCGTAGGGGCGAGGCCCCCGGCCGCGGTCGTCCACGACCTCGACGCAGCGAAGCGTGCCCAGCGCGAGGGTAGCGTTCCAGTAGCGTATGGAGCAGTGATTGCCGTCGGCGGCCGTCGGGCCGAAGACGGGCGTGACGGCCACGATGCGCACGTACAGGTGCCCGGCGCAGCACTCGTCCCACGCCACCTCCGCGCCGGGGGCGACGTAGGCGTTGGAGACGGCGTTGGACAGGGCCGCAGCCCCGCCCTTGAGCAGGGCTAGGGCCGTGGAGTGCGCAGTCGACGGCGTGGGAGCTGCCACTTGCCCCGACAGGGACGCGTAGTCTTCGCTCTGCGGCCGATTGCGGCGAGTCAGGCGCGGCGCGGGGCTCACCAGATCACCCCGCCGGGCCGCTGGGAGTGGCTGCGGCGGAATGAGTCTGGGTTGTAGACCCGCCCGACCTGGCGCGGTTTGCGAATGGAGGCGACCCAGGAGTCGACCAGCCAGATGCCGGTCCGGCCCTCTTGCATGTCGTCGAACTCATCCTGCACCTGCACCGTCACGCCCTGGCGGGTGACCGACTGGAGGCGCGCGGGCAGCGCGCAGTCACGGTCCATGCAAGCCGCCTTGGCCAGCTCGAGAGCCAGTACTCCGGCCGCGACCTGGCCACCCTCGGGTACAGGTACTCCTCGCGAGTAGCGGATTTCCCAGGTGCCCTCCTCGGTGACGCCCCGAGAAAGGTCTTGTACCGGGGGGAATACAGGTGGGACCTCGGTACCCGGAGCCGCCGTCCGGCCGGTGAGCAGGAGCGTGGAGCGGTTGACCAGTCTGTAGGCGTCCTCGGGCAGGACTTTGCCGTCGACGGTGACCTTGTGAACGCGGTACACCGGCCCCGGAAGCGTTATGGCCCGGCAACCGCCCGAGCAGGCGCACTGGCCGTGGAGCCCTTGCGCCGAGCAGGTGCCGCAGACGACGTTGTGCAGGACCCCGCCCAGGCGGACCGGGGCGAAGGACGTCAGACGGCGGGGAATCCACTGATAGGTGGAGGGCTGCGATGCGGCGAGGGGCTCAGGACGCAGGGACACGATGTCGGTGCCGAAGCGCCTGTTGGTCCACTCCCAGAGGAGCTGAACGGCCATCGCCTCGAAGGTGTGCTGCTGGGCGGGCTTCCCGGCCTCGTCGAGGTACTCCTTCAGGTCCTCGCACGCACTGTAGGAGACCGGCCAGTCTCCGGGGCCGTAGCCCTGATCGATTGCATCCATGCCCTCTCCTACAGTGCGTGGCGATGCGGGATGGCTACACCGCCATAGGCGGCGCCCGCTGAAGTGAGTATACCCATAGGCGTATCTGATGGATCAGAACGGCGGACGGTGGCGTCCGGCCCGGGACGGCGACAGCCCCGGGCGGGTGGCCCGAGGCTGTCTGGAGGTGAGGGGTGGCGTCAGCCTACCATCACGGAACGGTGACCGGCTGGTCGCTGTCCGGCGGGGGAGCCAGCGCCGTGTCGATCATGAGGAGGTGGTCGAGAGGGTCGAGGGCCGTAGGCAGCTCGGCGTCCTCGAAGCCGGGCCCAGGGGTCTTGGCCTTCTTGACCACCTTGTAGGGACCCTTGCCCCAGGCGTTACCGGACTTGGTGACGGCGCCGGTCATGGAGAACGACACCGCATCCTCGCCGGTCACCTCGATGTCGCCAACCGTACCGGCGGTGATGAACGGCAGCAGCAGGTAGCCGCTGGCATCCTCAGCGCCCTCGGCGCAGGCCTGGCCGGACAGGCCGGTCCACAGCTCCAGGGCGAACTTCTTCTCGATCTTGCCGTAGGCGACCTTGAATCCCGCGGTGTCGCCAGCGTGGTCGAGGTACTTCGTCGCGTTGGTGACGATGTCCAGGACCGAGGGGTTCACGCCGCAGAACTCGAGCTCGACCGTGAAGAACTTGAAGGTCGAAGACTGCTTCTCGTTGACGCACAGGGAGCCATCCGCCTTACGGACGGTGATCTCGGTGCCGTCCTCGACCTCGGCGGCCAGCTTGACCGACACGAATCCTGAGGTGGCGACAGGCTTGTGCACCGCCTTGTTGAACTTGCCGCAGGTGTCCAGGGGAGTCACGCGGATGCGCTTCCCCAGGACCGGCGTGTAGGAGTGAGTCGTGGGCATGTCTCAGCGCCCTCCTTCGTACGTGACTTGTGTGATGGTGTAGACCACAGCCGCCGCGATGACGGCCAGGGCGAGTGACAGCTTGCGGGAGAGCATCATTCCTCCGCCGCCTTGAGGTCGAGCTGCGGGATTCCGGCGTCCACAGTCACCCGGAACGCATCCCATTTGCTGAAGCCGAGGACGTACTGCCTCTCGGCCACGCCGGTGAGCTCGTTCTGGTCCTTGTTGAAGCCGCCGCTCCCCGCCGTCGAGGTGAAGGCGCTGCCCCGGTAGATGAGGATCGGGCCGGTGGCCACGATCTGCATCTCGTCGGCGTAGCCCGCCCCGACCACGACGGGCGTGCCCAGGCGGGTGGCGAATCCGCCTCCCCGTGCCTCCTTGACCAGCTTCGCCGAGGCCATGAGGCTGGCCAGGCGCCGCGGGATGTGGAGGATCGGCTGGAAGCCGTACTGGGCCGCGTAGTGCTCCAGGACGGCGAGGCCCTGGGCCAGATCGAGCTTCCCCGCTGCCTTCGGGGCGTAGGAGCGAACCTTGGACAGTCCGAGGCCCCTGCTCGGGGCGCCGGTCCACAGGGCCGCTTCGACGGCGTGCTCCTCCTGCGCCAGCAGGCGCGAGGCGGCCACTTCAGTAGCCTCCTCGGAGGAGTGATCCATCGGGGTCGTACGGAAGGCGGCGTAGACGGTCAGCGGGGCCTGCGACTCCAGGGCGATGCCCTTCGGCTCGGTGAGCGTCTTCGGCAGGCCGGGGACGGCGCCGGGGCGCTGCCACTGGCCGATGGCGCCCAGCTGAGCGCGCTCGACGTCCTCCCAGGTGACTCCGTTCTCCCACCTGACCGAGGAGTCCTCGGTGGGGGAGACCTGGGAGAAGAGCCCGCCGGGCAGCGGCGTAGCCGCGGGGGAGTCCACCCGCTGCTTCGGTGCGATGATCGGCATCTGTCCTCCTGATTGATGGTGGCTAGGTCGGCCGTGATTCGCGGGGCGGGCGAGGACTTGCCGTCGCCCGCCCCGGAGTCATCACTTGGCCGGGTCAGCCGTGCCGTTGGCCAGGAGCCTGATGCCCACGCCGGTGCCGCCGTTCGGGTTGATCGGCACCGTCACGACGCGGGCGTCGTGACCGCGCTTGGCGACCAGGTATCCCTCTTCCGTGAAGAGGGCCGTGTAGTCGTTCTGGCTGAGCAGGGTCGAGTCGTAGACGGTATCCAGGGTGATGACGTCCTGGCCGCCCTTGACGAAGGTGCCCGCCGAGTAGAGCAGGAACTTGACGGCCCCTCCCCAGACCTTGAAGGTGCCGGCCTCGCCGGTGAGCGCCTGCCAGTCGTAGACGAACTGGGGGTTGACTCCGCGAGAGCGGAACCAGGCGTCGATCCGGGAGTCGGGGACGTCGGTGAGGTCGACGCCCTCGCGGCGGGACAGGTCAGTGCGGATGGCGCCGCGGACCCAGTAGGGGAAGACCGCCTCCAGCGTGGTGGAGCGCGAGAGGCGCTGCGCGTAGCGGTAGTGCTCGACCTGGAGCTCGATCGCGGTGAGCACCGGAGCCAGCGCACCGATCTGGCCGGTGTCCAGCGAGACGGCGGTGGACTTGGCCTCCATGGCGGCGATGACGCGCTCGCTCATCTTGTGCTCGTGGGCGACGAGGGCGCCGCGGATGGTGCGGGCGACGAGCTCGGGGTAGCCGCGCTGCTGGAGCAGGCCCGCCTGGATGTGCATACCGGCTGCGGAGAGGCGGACCTCTTCGAAGTCGGTGCAGGGCACCTGGTAGACGGGCTTGGGGCCGACCTTGTTGGTCGGATCGGTAGTGGAGGTGGGTGCGTACTTTCCGGCCTTCGCCTCCTCCTCAGTGAAGTTGAAGGAGGGGGCCGCGTACAGGTCGGCGAACTTGGGTCCCTTGGTGAACTTGATGCCGCCGCGGGTGACGTTGATCTCGGGCAGGGAGATCAGGCCGTCGCGAGACTCGTCCTCCAGCAGGTCGTAGACCGTCTCGGAGGGGGCGCACCAGCCACCGGCCGCGACGAGGGAGCCTCCGGGGAGGTTCTTCTCGTTGACGGCGAAGCTCATGGCCGCCTCAGCGGTCTCGGGGGAGCCGACGGTGGCGCGCTCGTCGAAGGTCTTGCGGACGATCGCCAGGCCGTGGCGCTCGCTCATCGCGCGACCGGCGCGGGCGGCGGCGCCGTAGGCGCCGGAGTTGAAGCCCTGGAGGCGGCGGTCGAGCGCGACGGCCAGGTCCTCGAAGGAGGCGTCGGAGTCGGCGGCGAAGCCGGGGACGTCCGCGACGGTCAGGCGAGC